GCCCCTGGTCTCCTTGTGTACCAGTGGGCCCCTGGTCTCCTTGTGTACCAGTGGGCCCCTGGTCTCCTTGTGTACCAGTGGGCCCCTGGTCTCCTTGTGTACCAGTGGGCCCCTGGTCTCCTTGTGTACCAGTGGGCCCCTGGTCTCCTTGTGTGCCAGTGGGCCCCTGGTCTCCTTGTGTACCAGTGGGCCCCTGGTCTCCTTGTGTACCAGTGGCCCCCTGGTCTCCTTGTGTACCAGTGGCCCCCTGGTCTCCTTGTGTACCAGTGGCCCCCTGGTCTCCTTGTGTACCAGTGGGCCCCTGGTCTCCTTGTGTGCCAGTGGGCCCCTGGTCTCCTTGTGTACCTTGTAGACCAGTAGCTTTGGATTTAAACCAGTCTATTAAAGATAGGTCGCCATCATCTGTTAATATTTCTCCTGTTCTATTGCCTTTATATACCCCCCCTTTTAATGATTCATGGGCTCTATCAAGTTGTTTAAGAGATCCCAATACATTCCATGTATTATTTTTTTTTATTAAAATAGGTGCTGCTAAATTTTTATTACCATATGTTTTCCAGTCTGAATCTAAGTAAACAAACAAGTCATTGTCATCTCCCATAGAATCCACAGGTTTTTTATTTCCGGAGTGTATAAACTGTTTATTTTTTCTAGAGTCATTTGATTGTAGTTTAGATTGTAAATTTGAAAATGCTTGATTAAATAGTGTAACTACTGTTTCTATAATATTTATATTGTTTAGTTTTTCTTTATGATTATTGAAATTATAAATTTCCATCATATTTTGTTTAACATTTAAAATTTCATTTTCTAAATCATTAGATGTTATTTCTGAAATCATATATATATATATATATAAGTTTTTTTTAATTTTTATTTTTATTTAATTAAGTAATGAATAAAAATGTACTATATTTCTGTTTAATTATAGTTGGATTATTAATTACAAATCATGTATTAAAATCTCAACCTGAAGAAAAACAATTTAATAAAATAGAAAAAAAAGAAATAATTACAGATTCAGATACTTCTGACAAAGAACAAGAAGATGATTCTGATATTCACTCGGAAGATATACAAAGTATGTTTAACTCTGATGAAAATAAAAAATCTGAAAATATAAATAATTTAGTTTATTTAGATATTGAGTATTTAGGTAATAGAAGTAGAATAATAATAAATTTAGAAAATAATATAGTACCTCATACTTGTAAAAACTTTTATGAATTATGTAAAAATAAAAAATATGTTAATTGTAAATTTCATAGAATTATTAAAGATTTTATGATTCAAGGAGGAGATATCATAAATAATGATGGAACAGGTAGTATATCAATTTATGGAGAAAATTTTCAAGATGAAAATTTTAAATTAAAACATAAAAGAGGATGTATTTCTATGGCTAATAGCGGACCTAATACGAATGGTTGTCAATTCTTTATAGTTACTAAAGACACTGAATGGTTAGATGGAAAACATGTTGTTTTTGGTCAAGTAGTAAAAGGAATGGATTTAATAGAATTTATGGAAAATATAGAAACAAATAATGATGATAAACCACAAAATGATGTAATAATCGTAGATTGTGGTATTTTATAGGTATAAAGTTATCTGACTATAATAATATAATATATAAATTAATCCGAGTCTTCTTCTATAACTAAATCAGAATCAGAATCAGAATCAGATTGTGATTCTGATTCCGAGTCAAATACAGATTGATTATCGGATTCATTATCTGATACCCATTTTACATTTGTTATTGTAATTTCATTTGTTTTACCAAAACATGATGGTGGTATAAAAAAGTTTATTTGATCTGTATGTGTAAATGGCATTAATTTTTCTTTTATTTGATTAATAGATAATGATGTACTATTATATTGATTATAATTTTCAGTAATCTTGGATAAATATATTGGATTCATCCCGTTATCATTTTTATTATAGATAAGAGTATCTAATTCAGGAATAATAATATGATTATCTTTTAATATTTTATTTGTATTATCATTAAAAACGACTTTTTTTAATTGTTTATTTATTTGTATTATTTTTTTTTGTGGAGTAATATCTTGTAAATTAATATTTTTCATTTTATTTAATGCTCTTTGTATTTTAAGATTTTTTTTTCTCATTAATTTAATTTCTGATATTCTATTAGTAATATCTCTATCATGTTTATTTTTCCACATATTGGTTTCAGCTTCTTGATCATATGTCCAATTTTTTCTGAAAAATGTACTAACTACTTCTTCATATTCTTTTTTTTTAATATTTTCTTTAATCATATGTTCTTGTTTATCATTAATCATTTTAATACACATCTCTTCTACTTGACGGTAATAATGTAATATTTGTTTTGATGTTTTTGTACCAATTAAAACACAGAAATCACAAAAACCTGCAGCATTAAGATAAATATTATCTACTTTAAATTCACCATCATATTTATATTGATCTGGATCTAATTTCTCTTTTACAGTTTTTAGTGCTAAATCATATTTATCAGGGAAAATTTCTATTGTATCACATGCAAATTTCAAAGATAATACATATTCTTTGTTATTTTGTCTTATTTCTAACATTTTACGAGCAATATTAATATTATCTATTCCATTTTTTTCAAATACATATAAATATTGATCTATTGTTAATTTTTGATTTGTAAAATATAATGATCTTTCAACAATAGTATCCTTTAAATTTAGGAGAAATTTAACTAAATTTTCCATAGGATCAAGAAATTCTTGATTTGTATCATATGTCATTACTTTAATATCTTGGTGTTCAATGACTTTAAGTCTAATTTCATCTAATATAATTTGTTCAGGTGTACGTGTATGATAATCTTCTAAATATTCAATACATATTTTAGCATTTAGTATATATAAGTCAAATCTAAATGGTTTCATATTAGTATATTGTGGATGTATAATATCCACATCTTTTAAAAAAACATTTTCTTTAGTTTCATGTCTCAAATATTGTAAATATTTAAATACTGTGTATAAAAATTGTGATTCCAATGTATATTTGATTTCTGATTTATTATCATCAACTATATATAATGATGTACCTAAATCAGAAATATATTTATTATTTTTAATAATAGATACCATTCCTAATTCATTATTAATATCAATTGTTCTAAATTTATTATCACGATTTTTACAATCTTTTAATATTCCTGTTATAGATACTGTATCTAAATATTTATTATTATTATTTTCAATAAAATTACATTTTCTAGTCTTTATTGTATTTTCAGATAAAAATACTAAATATTTAGATATAACTGGTAAACTAAAAAATGTTTCATTGTTTTTATCAATAATATTATCAATGTGATATTCAGGCGGAATATATTTTTTTAATATTTCAGACTTTGACGCTTCTAGCGCTCTAATTGCAGTTCTTACCTTACCCTTGCTCATTTTTATTTTATATTATATTATATGTTAATGTAATTATAATATATAAATTCAATTTTTTATATATATAATATATATGAATAATAAAATATTAGAAAATGCAAGAGCTAATTATACAAAAGTTATGAATAAATTTAATAAAGCAGGTGGTAGATTCTTATTTTATAATGCAAATGATATAGATAATGAATTATTTAAACCAATTGCAATTGGTATTTCAGAAGAAGAAGTTGAAGAAAAAATGAATGATAAACTTAAAAAAAATGCAAAAAAATATAGAAAATATAAATTAGTTAGAGTTAGTATAAAAGGTTTAATTGAATCTATTGGTCAAACAGAATATATGATAGGTACTGGTGGTGGATTAGGTATTTCAGTAATGGTATATTCAATAAATGAATTTAATAGGATTATTCAAAAGTCAAATGATCCTTATGCAACTTTCTGGTATACTGATGAAGTATTGGCAAAAAAAGGATTATCTCATAGCCATATAAAAAAAGCAATAAAAATTGTATTGAAAGATGTATTTACACCAAATCCATTTCAAGTATATTATGTTGATAAATTAAAAGAATATTCTAAATTAAAGAAAAAAGTTAGATAATCAACAATTAATTAAAAATTAATTAACTATTATATTATAAAAATATATAATATAATAATGTCTGGAAATTTCATTAAATTTAATGAGCGAGCATATAAATTCATAAGAGGATCTGCTGTTAATCATATAATTGATGCTATAGTTGAATTAGTTACAAATGCTGATGATGCTTATGATAAAGGAAAAATAATTAAAAAATATATAAATATTCATTTAGATTATAAAGGTAAATTAACAGTTACAGATCAAGCAATAGGATTAAATGCAGAAGAAATGAATAATTGTTTCCTTCAAGTAGGTAATTACACTAGTCAACAAGATAATAGAGGGTTTTTTTCAAGAGGGGCTAAGGATATTAGTGCATTAGGCGATGTATATTTTGAAAGTATAAAAGATAATAAATATTCAAAAATTTTATTAGATAAAAATGCAAGAGGTAATGCAATATTCTCAAATATTAATATTACAGATGTATTAAGAAAAAAAACCGAAATTATAGAAAATGGAACGAGAGTAACTATAGAGTTAAATGATGGGGTAAACATTCCTTTACCTAAAGATATGTTGGATGTATTTATACGACATATCTCTTTAAGAAATATTCTTAGTAATAAAAATTGTTTTTGTGATATAACGTTTGAAGATAGTAATCAACATGAATTTAATTATAAAAAATTCTCTTTTAAATATTTATTCCCACAAGGAGAAATATTATTGTATTTATCATATAGTTTATCTTCTTATCCAGAAGCAGAAGTTTTTTTTACAGTATCAAAAGCTAATAATCAATTATATAATAATAATAATATGAAATATTGTGATTGGGGAATATTAATTACAAGTAATAAGGTTATTCATGATATTACAAGTATAAATGAACAATTTAAATTTAATCCTCATATGAAATCACTTTTTGGAATAATTCATAGTGACTATATAAATAAATTACTATTAGACTATGATAAAAATGGACCATCTAAATTAAACCCATTTCCAATTTTAGATCCATCTAGGGTTAATGGTATTAATTATGATCATCCTTTTATAAAAGAATTAATAAAAATTCCAAAAGATAGACTTGATTTAATTTTACAAGAGTTGGAAGTTGAAGATGATAACGAATATATTTTTTTTAATAATGAGATAATGGATATTATAAATAAATTAAATATAACTGGAGATAAATTTATGGAATCAAATGATTTAATGAAATTTACAGAAAATAAAAATAGTAATCTAATAAGAGGTATTGAATCAGATAGAGGTAAATACGTTACTGTTGAAAAAAATTTCTTACAAAATTTAAATAAAAGTAAAAGAGTAAATTTAAAACCGGATATTAATAAAAAAAAACCTGAACCATATAAAGATCCAATGTCTAAATTATTTGAAATCATTGGTGTAGGAGATGAAGGAAATGCAGCAACAGAAGAAAAAGATAAAACTAATTTATATAAACAATTTGATAAATCAATTAATTCAAATATTGAAACAGAAGAAAAAAAAATATTTTGTTTCAATAATGTAGATGGTAAAGAAAATAATGATGTTACTAATGAATTTGAATCACAAAATTATCAACATCTAAAAAAAGATAATTTATTTGTAATAAAATTTATAGAATCGACACAAGATAGAAAATATGAAATATATCAATCAGGTCAAAAAATAATATTAAAGATAAATATTAATTTTCCAATTTTAAAAAGATATTTTAGTTCAGATAGTGAATTTAGTAAAGAAAATGAAACAAGTAAATTAGAAGCTATTGTATTTTTACATGAAATATTAACAGAAGCATTAACTAGAATTCAATTAATTAGTTATATAAATAGAGATTTTATTAAAATAAATAATAGTTCATCATCTGTTAATTTTCAAGAACTATTTAAAAATTATGATTCTTATAAAAATAATATTGATATTTCTGTAGATAAGGTAATTCAAAATATAATTGGAGAAGAAAGAATGAAAATTAAAAAATTAATTAATAGCCCCTTCGACTCGCCGCCGAGACGGAGCGGGGGATATAATTCAAATATTAAAAATACTATATCAGATGTTTGTAGTGATAATATAATAGATTTAGATAATTCTATAACAAACTCGGATCAATTTATTGATAGCTCTCAAGATCAGTCAAATGAATCTAATTTTTTTATAAAAGCATTAAATAATATTGAAAAAATAAACGAACCTGATAAATTAAATCATACATTAGGATTTGAAGAACATAAAATTACTAATAATCAAAAAGAAAACAATGGATTAAATTCTTTTCTTTTAAAAGATAAAACAGATAAATTAATTAATGAAAATGAAAAATTAAATAAAGAAATATTAGAATTAAAAAAACAAAATCAAGAATTAAAAATTGATGTAACAGAATTAAAAGAAATATTAATAGATGATATTGATAATAAAGTTGTTAAAAGATTTAAAAGAATTGAACGATTTATAGATTATAAATTTAAAAATAAAGAAATTATTAATGATTTTTTAATATTTTATGATATAAAAATAATTTATTTATCTAAAGCACTTCATTTAAAAAAAAATCTTATTCAAAAATATAACTTTAATAATTATAATAATTCACAAGATATTAATAAGCCAATCTTATTTTATGGAGTATATAGAGATTATGATATTGAAATTATTAAAAATCATAAAGGTCTTAAATATATATATTGGGATGATAATGATGCAAATATTAATTATGAAAATAGACGAGCCAATCTATTAGAATTAAGTAATTTGGCAACAATGAATTTATGTGGTACCATGATTGTTGAAAAATATCTTCAAATCATGAATATTGATTATAAGAAAATAGAATTTTAATTACAAACTAAATAAAAAAATTATTTAATATGCATAATATACCAGCCATTGTTATTACCTAATTTATCTAAATAATAAGCTGATAACCATCCTACTATAGCACCAATTGTGTCTCCCATTTTATTTATAAAAACATCTGGATATGGTTTTCCTCCTGGCCAAAATGTAAAATATTTGTTTATTAATAATATTCCCATATCCATATTTTCTATTATTTCAAATAAAGTATGAATTATAATCCAATTCTTTAGAGATATTCCCCAAAAATAAACTATAATACCAACTGCAAAATGAAGATATGTATATTGATCAAAAAATTGTGATCCCATTAAAATTATAAAGAAAAAAATTTTAATATTTTTCTAATATCAGATCAATATTATTTTTAATATTTTCAATATTATTATTAGATTCTATATATATTCTAATAATATTTTCCGTTCCAGATGGTCTTATAAAACAAAAACAATTATATAATTCATTTATATTATCTAATTCCTTTTGTATTGTAATTGGTCTTAAAAGTCTATTACCAATTTTATTGGTTTCAAATTTATTTTTATCAGTCACTATTTTTTTATATAGTAAAAAATCCGTTTTTATAAAAAAATTAAACCAATCTTTATAATTAATATCCAAATATTTTAAGCAATAATGGACACCAATTATACCACTTACTGCATCTCCTATTACTTCATTATTTAATGAAACAAAATTTTTAAAAAAATCAAATTCTAAAAGAGAACGGTTATTAATTAATAATGTACCATGTCCATTCGATTCAAAATATACACTAACATCATATTTTAATGCTTTATGATGTAAATTTTTTACACCTGTTGCAGCACATTTTATATTTATAGAAGGATTTATTGTTTTAACCCAATTAATAACAGCTTTATTTGTATATGGAGAATGAATATAACCAATTGTAATTATTTTATTAACTTGATTTAACATTTTCGTTATTGCTTTCAAATATAAGGCAGCTATATAATCTCCATCTAATATATTTAATTTATCTGAATAATAATAAAAAATAAATCTATCTGCATCACCATCAATTGAGCATCCTAGTTTACTTAAATCATCAAATTCTGTAGGTAATTGATTATTTGTTATAATAAAATCTGATCCTGAGTTATTATTTAATAATTCATATTTATTTATTTTATTATTAATAAGTTTATATTTTAGATTCAATTTATTTTTTAGTTTATTTAATGTAATATATCCAACACCGTTTGCACAATCAATAATTAAATTACTAAAATCTATATTTAAATTATTTAAATCTTTATATTTATAAAAGTATTTTTCGGAATTTTCAAAATTATATTTTACTAAATAATGATGCTGAGGTGTTGAGACAATGCCAAAATCAACAATTTTAATTATAAAGGACATTGATATAATACCTCTAATAATTTCTTCTTTTATTTTTATACACGACTCTCGTGTATCATTTCCTATATATATTTTTTTTGGTGATATAAAATCATATGTTTCTTTGATAGATATTGCTTTGTTTATATAATTTTCTATAATTTCTTCTTCTTTTTTTTGAATCATAGATCCATCATAACCTACTATTTTCACTCCATTATCAGTATATTCATTATGCGAAGCTGTAATCATAATTCCATAGTTTTCATTTGAATTTAATGTTAAATATGCAATTATCCTTCCAATATCATAAGAAATTTCTATTAATTTAGTTGCTTCATCCCTAAATCCTGCTGTACCATACTTCATATAAATGTAATTTATATAATTTTTAATTTATTGTCTAAAAATTATATAAATTATATCCCAGCTGTGCAGCAGGGGTGAACTCATTGTGTTATTCTGAGATGGCTTCGCCTATAGACGCTCCCATATTCTAAGGACTATAATTTATATAATTTTAAGAGTAATTTGATTTACATTAGTTTTAATCCAATAAGCCTTTCCTGATTCTAATATATTATTTTCTACTATTATATAACCCGTACTAGAATTATATTCATATACAGCTATTATAGTATCATACTCCATAATCATAGTAGCTCTAAATAATGAACCAATTAAATTCCATCCCACATTTACATTTAAGTTTAATTCGTTAATATTATTGTTAATAGGTATAGTTATTGTATCTGATTCTTCTAATTTAATCCAATATCCTTTTCCGGGATTTAATTCCGATAATAGTTCATATCCATTACTATCATATCCGTATAACGCAGAAATTATATTATTATTTTCTAAAGTACTTATATCTAATGATTCTCCATATGATGATATCATAGACCACCCTTTTGGTAAATTTATAAAATAAGAAGTTTGATCTACTGGATCAAAACCATGTAACTCCATAACACCGGATTCTGTCGGATCCAAATAGTCTCTAAAACGCTTACCATTCTGTACAACATTACTATTCATTGATACATCCATTCTCCCGTAATAATCAGGTCCACTTCGGTTCGAGCATGATGCGGCGCCACCATATAATTGTCCAATAATTTTACCAGTACTATTATATATAGGACTTCCTGATGATCCAGGTTCAGTTGTCCCCCATGTTTCATCTCCTTGGTCTTGAGCTCTTGTCCATACAACTCTCCAACAATCTGCTCCCCCGTAATCAGATTGCGTAAGTAGATTTGTACTGTATGTAATTTTTTTTGCATCACCATTTGGATGATGAATACCAACGGCACCACTGTCCAAATCAGTACTCCTTGACCATCCTGAATAATATGGCTGATAATCAAGAGGTATGGTCTGAATAATTTCTCCAATTTGCACATCAGAACCCCCATTCCTATATATTTCATTAACTCCAACTAGAAAATTATTTGTGTTGGCACCATTATTGTTCTGACAAAAATTAGATTGATAGTTAAAAGTAATAACGGTTCCAGCGTTCATAGCCCCACAATGATTCGCAGTTAATAATAATTGTTTTCCATCATTCCGAGTATTATTAATTAATGATGCGGAACATTGTCCTCCACCACTACTAATCATTACAGAAGATCTTATTTGTTTTTCCCATTGTCCATTAGTTATTGAATTATCACATACTACATTATTATTACATGCACCTGAATCACCTAAATCTCTAAATCCACTAAATATTTTATTAATACTAAGTAAAGGACGTAATGAAGATTTACATTCACAATATTTTTGTGGAACATAATATTCAACTATAATACTTTCACCTTTAATAGGTGGTATTGCAAATACTTTATTTTTAGAATTTCTTTCTATAGAAAATGGTCCTAAAACAGTACTGTGATCAAGATTATATATATATAATATAACACCATCTTTGGCATCAAATTCATTAAAAAGTAAATCAATTGTTTTACTTCCAGGAGAGTTAATACCTAATCTCCATACTCTATCACCTTTATTTACATAATCAGTTGTACCATCGTTAGGATAATTATATGTAACATCATTTTGTATTGCATATTTTAACATTTTATTTGATATATTTTTTTTTTTTTCATTTCTTAAAATTTTATTTGAATCTATTTTAGGAAGGTTAATATATTTTATATTACTTTGTTCTGTAATTTTATTATTGAAACTATAAGGATTTTTTAACATATGATATATCAAATATAATTTTAAAACAATGACTAAAAAAAAATTAATATACATAATTTTTTTCATGCAATGATATACCTAAATCTTCTTCATTAGTGTATTTACCCATAGCAGCTAAGCCATTTGCTGTTGCCCTTTTTTGTAATTCTTTTTGAGCAATTTCAATATTATTATCTTTGCCTTTCCATATTTTTAATACACTTCCTTGCAATGCTCTACCATATGAAAATGTTAAACACCAAGGTTTATTACCTTCTACTTTATTAATTTCATTTAATGCTATAGTTGCTTGAACTTCTGACATACCACCAGATAAAAATACAATACCTGGAATACTTTCAGGAACTGATTGTTGTAATGCTTTTACAGTTAATTCACCTATTTTAATACAGTCCATTGATTCATTAGAATCTACACCTGATCTAACCATATTTGGTTTTAACAATGTACATGATAAATCAACATGATGTTTTACTAGTTCTTTATAAACATTAACTATTACATTAACTGTAATATTATAAGAATCTTCAATTGTATGAGTACCATCCATTAATATTTCTGGTTCAACTATTGGAACTAAACCATTATTCTGACATATAGAAGCATAACGTGCTAAAGTAATTGAATTTTCATGTATTGATAATTCAGATGGTAACAACTTGCCTATTTTTAATACTGATCTCCATTTTGCAAATCTTGCACCTGCTTTGTAATATTGTTTACATCTTACATCTAAATCGTCTAAACCTTGAGTTACTGTTTCTGTGTCGGTTTCATATAATGGTTTAACTCCTTTATCAACTTTAATTCCAACAACAATATCATTATCTAATAATGGTTGAATTAGTTTTTGTCCGTTTTTTTTTGTATGTAAAAGTGTTTCTTCAAATGTAATTACACCACTTATATGTTTATTTATATTTGGCGTTGTAAACAATAAATTTCTATATTTATATCTATTTTGCAATGTATTCTCAACATCAATACTATCAAAACGTTTTCCAATAGTACCTGTACTTTCATCAGCTGCTAAAATTCCTTTACCTGGTGCGCAAATCTTCGATACTGTTTCTAACTGTTCTTTTTTATTCATTATATAATATATATGTTTTTATTAAACTAGAAATAATATGTAAATATTATTTCTAGGATAAACCGTATCAGAAGCACTTAGACTTTACTGATATAGCCAAAGGCTATAAATTCATTTTATTTATCGTTTTCTTAATCGTTGTCCATACATGTAAACTACAAATAAAACAAATCCAAATAAAGCAACATCTAATATTCCTCCGCCTGAATCTTGATTAGATTCTTGTTCAGTTTTTTGTTCAATTTCATTATCAGTTTCATTCTCCGTTTCATTATCTGTATTATTTTCTGTATTTGCTGTATTTGTCATAACCAATCCTCCAGGATTTGATGTCAAGTTATTAGTAAAAACTTGAGAATTATCTTGTATATTGACATCTTCATTTTTAGTAATATTTTTTGATTCATTGATTTTTGATTGAATATCCATATCCATATTCATATTCATATCCATATCTAAATCTTCTTTTATTTTTGATTCAATCTCCATATGCATATTCATATTCGTATCTAAACCTTCCATTTATATATAAAAATATATAAAATTGATAATGTAAAAACTAAATGATTATTTATTTATATTAAAAAATGATTAAAAAATTTAATACAGTTCAAGAGTTAGTATTAAATGTTCCAAGATTCGAATTCACATCTTTAATAGACGATAATTATAATTATCATATTTTAATAAAAAAATATGATAATGATCCGTTTCTAGCAGAATATGTAAATAGATTAAATTCTGAGTATGCATATAATGATTATAACTCCAAGAGATATAATTATACAAATAATTATATTAAATCCATCGAAGAAGAAATTTATAATAATATTCTTAAAAATTCTCATTTTACTAAATTAAGATCTGGAAGTATATTTTATAAACCATATGAAATTTCAAATTACATGATACAATGTAATAATTGTGGTAATATTTGGGATGGTAATGCTCAATGTAATTGTTTTATGTATGATGATTTATTGTAGATACAAGCGTACATATAGTCATTTATTATATTACACGAACCGACATTTAAAATGATATAATTTTAAATAATTCTAATATTGTTAGATTATGATATTAAATATTAATTATTATACCTTACTGTATACCCAAATGCTATAATTCCACCTACTATTATACTTGCCATATATAATCCAATATATAATTTTGGATTTGATGTATTTTCAAAACATTTGAAGAAGTCTCTTGCAAATTCTTCAGGATCACCTGGATAACTCATATAATTATTTTATAGTTTAATTATATGAATTTTACGTAAATTTAATGATTTTTAGGTTAATTTTAGGTTAATTTTAGGTTAATTTTAGGTTAATTTCATAAAAAACTGAAAATATTATATATTTTAGTTATATTCAATCAATTATAAATGGAATTTAATAATTTATCATTTACGAATGATATCAAAGATAAAGATCAAAATGAAATAAATGAACAAATAGATATTTATATAAAACAAAGAAATGGAAGAAAATGTATTACAATAATTCAAGGATTAATAAATGACAAAGATTTACTTAAATCTTATGCTAAAGCTTTCAGAAAATTACTTAGTTGTTCTTGTACTGTTGATACAGACAAAGAATCAGGAGATTATTTTTTAAAACTATCTGGAAAAGAATCTGATAAAATTGTCACATATCTTGTAAATAATTTACAAATTAATAAAGAAAATATTAGAGTTCATGGAGATTAAAATTTAGTATATGGATTAGCCGTATCATAAATATTTTAAACTTAAAAACTATACAAGTCTAATCAGTATAACTACTCGCTCTATACTTCAATTTTGATTTTCTCCTGTTCCCAACAACCTTTACAATATATATTATCATATGCATGATATGTATATTGATTTTTAATTATTAAAACGTTTGAGCAGGTCTTGCATCTATTATAAATTTTTTTTATATTTTTTGATATATGTGATTGTATTTTTGATTGTATTGTTGAAATATCAACAAAATCAAATTTATCATAACTTTCTGTTTTTCTCATAGTCTTTGTAGATTCATTATTTTCAGATTCATTATTTTCAGATTTTCTTTTTTTATTTATTTTAGAACCAATCATATTTATAATATTATCAACAATTTCAAGGAAAAATGTAAGTATTAAATGTGAATAAATAATAATATTATTATTAAAATATTTTAATAATTTAATCATATAATTAATTTAATATGTTAAACCTTAATAATAATTAATTTTTCAATTTTTACATATTTGAACTAATTTTTACCACATTTGAACTGGATTCTCTCTATACATTTTACTATTTTTTTGAATATTAAATGTTTTATGAAATTCGGGTATATTAGCTAATGCAGCATTTATTCGCCATATGTTTGGCGAATGAGGATCAGTTTTTATTCTTTGATCTGCTTCTTCTGGAGTTATATTTGATTTCCAAACTTTACCCCAGGAAATGAAAAATCTCTCATTAGGAGAAAAATTAGAAATTTTTTCTATATTTTTCGTTTCTTTTAAATGTTTGTTTAAAGCATAATATGCTATCTTTAATCCACCATGATCTGCTAAATTTTCTCCTAATGTTAATTTACCATTTACATTTTTACCATTCACTGTTAATTTATTAAATTCATCTACATAATATTTAGACTTTATATCAAATTTATTCTGATCCTCATCTGACCACCAATTATTTAAATTACCTTCTTCATCAAATTTGTTACCCATATCATCAAAAGAATGAGTCATTTCATGACCAATTACTGTACCTATTGCGCCATAATTTATTGCATCATCGTAATCGGGGTCAAAAAATGGTTTTTGTAAAATACCAGCTGGAAAAACAATTTCATTTTTTAAGGGATGAAAATATGCATTAATAGTATGAGGATTCATTTCCCATCTAGTTAAATCAGTGGGTTTAAATAATCTATTCATTTCATATTCGAAATCAAATATATTAATTTTCACTATCATATTCATTAATGAATCATTATCATTAAATTTTAAAGAACTAAAATCTCTCCATTTATCTGGATAACCAATTTTAAATTTAAAAGCTTTATGTTTTTTTAATGCCTTTATCTTTGTATCTTCACTCATCCAAGTTAAATTTATAATTCTTTCCTTTAAGACACCATGTAAATTATTTACTAATTCTAACATTTTATCTTTTGATGTTTGTGGAAAATACTTATCAACATATGTTTTACCTAATAATTCACCAAGATTAGAATCAACGAATGATACTGCTCGCTCCCATCTAGGTTTTGGTATTTTTTGTCCTGATAAAAACATATTATAAAAATTAAATTTATTCATGTAAAATCTATCACTTAAACAAGATGATAAATTACTAATTAATTTTACAATCAAATAATCCTTCCATACATTTAATTTTAAATCATTCCATAAATCATAAAATCTCTTATAGAACTCTTTATTATCAACAATAATAACAGATATATCATGAATTATAAAAAAAGAGAAATATTTCTCCCAATTTAAATTACAAATATGTTTTAATTCATTAATTGTAATTTTATTATAACTTTTAATTGGATCTCTATTTTCAACTCTAGTATATGTCTTTTCTGCTAATTTTGTTTCAATATCTAACACGAATGTTAAATCTTTTTTTGACATATGATATAATTCCCAAGCTGATTCTAAATAATCTACATATTTTTCCCTTGTTTCCTTTTTATCTTCATCAAAATAATAATCTCGATCTGGTAAACCTAATCCTGATGTTGATAAATGAGGTACTACATCATTACTATTTTTTGCATCTTCACTTGGATAAAAACTAAAAATACTTAATAAACCATATTTATAAAATTTTGATAATAAAATCCATAATTCTGATTTAGTTTCACATGATTTAATTTCTTTAATATATTTATCTAAAGGAATCGCGTCTAAATCCTCTATTAGATTTTCATTCATATAAGAATCATATAATAATTTTAATTTTTTATATTCATCACTACAATTATTTATAGTCTCTCCTGAGTATACAGATCCCTCTATAATATTTTTTAATCTTTCTAAATTTTTCTCATGTAATACTTCAAAAGATCCCCATTTTGTATATTTATCTGGAATAGGATTATTTTTCATCCAATTCCCATTAACATATTCATTAAAGTCTTCTGACGGTGTAACTTCTTTATTGAAATCATTCAAATCTAACGCTTTTTCCATTATATATATACTATATATATATAATATAAACGAACATATAAAGTTCTTAAATAGGTACAATAAATATATTTTCATATTATTAATTGCAATTGAAACATTTCCATTAACTTTGTGTTAAAATTTTATCTTAAAATTATCTATATTAACAACTAGATCTTTCAATTGGTCTAGTTGGACTAGTTGTTCCAGTTGGCCCGGTTGTGTCGGTTTTTGTTAGTATTAATTTATGATTTTATACTAACAAAAAAGTATAGAATATAAAAATATTATATTTCTATTTATTTGAGTCAGTATTAGAATATTCACTTCTATTAAATTTATTATAAATCGTTTGATATAAATATTTTTTTTGATATATTTTTATATAAATGATAAAATATATATTTTTTGGAATGATATGGTTAAGTATGATAAGTTATTTTTATATTATTAATATAACAAAAGTACCACACAAAATTTTATCTGGATTAATAAATGGATTATATTATATATATTATAAGGCATCATATGTTACTGAACAAGATAAAGGTATCTATATAAAAAAAGGAGTATTACCTGTATTAAATAGTTTAAACATTAAAATTAAAACACATGGATTTATTGATAATAAATCACCAACATTATATATTTCAAATCATAATTCACATTTAGATTCTTTAATTTTAAAATATTTAAAACCAGAAGTAAAAACAATATCTAAAGATGATGCAGCAGGAGATTTTTCAATTGTTAAAAACTTCGCAAAAACTATATTAGATAATTGGGGAGTAATTTTATATAAAAGAGGTAGTAAAAAAAGTGGTCAAGAAGTTAGAAATTTAATTAAAACAAATATTTTAAATGGTAAATCTGTTTTAGTTTATCCAGAAGGGGGATCATTCGCATTTAATGGTTTCGAAAAATTTTATCCTGGATCTTTTGAAGTTGCATATGAAAATAATTTAAATATCCAACCAGTTACTATAAGATATATGACAGATATTACTTGGGGAAGAGAAGAAAAATTCACCAAAGAACATCATATTAATATGATTACTAATGCAAGACATTGTCAAAACTTTAAAGAAAATATAGTAAATGTAACATTTCACCCAGTTATTAATTCCTAGCCATTTTGATGATGCATCACATTTACTTAATTATGTAAAGTTTGTTATAACAGATGAATGGATTAACCAGCATAATTATGATATTAAAAATCAGAATTAAATTTTATTATTTAAGAAATATCTAAATAATAAAAATATAAAATATTAATATGAGCATATTAATCAAACTAGAATTATTTCCTGATTATATGGATAAAATTACATCATTTCATTTTGTTGATAAAGATTTATTAAATTTACTTACAGAATTTATTGAAAATAAAAAATTATTTATTGAAAATTTTTATAGAATATGTAAAAATATATATAAACATTTAATATATGGTAATATATCTATTTCACAAATAGATAATGAAGATTATGATCTTGTTAATAATTATTTAAAGAAATTTAATAATAATACAGATTTATTATATTTAATTAAACCATATTTAGATATAGAAAATACTGATAGTTATGATGTGTCAGATGAAGATTTAACAGATACAAATAATATAAATAAAATTTTTAAATTTAAATTAGATAATAAATATGATGAAATTAATAATATTTTTATAAAAAATCCTCATTTAAAAGATGATAAAGATTTAGAATATATTTTAGATTCAGATTAGATCAAAATCTATTATATTCAAAATATTATAACAATTTTTATGTATTTCTGTTAAATTAAATATAGTTTTATAATAGGAATTGAAAACAGGTATAAAATCAATTAATATATATTCTATATCAGAATGAGTTAATTGATAATTTAAATACCATATTGTAATATAATCATAATTATTTAAATTATCCAATTTATTTAAATAATCTAATTTATTTAAAATAATATAACTAAATGTTAAATTTAATAATTTAACATTAAAAATTCTATCAGAAATATATTTATTTATATTATTTATTTCTATAAAATTTTTATTTTCAATATTATTTTGTTTTCTGAATGAAAAATTTGAAGTAATGTCAGAAAACTCTTTATTTTCATATAAAATTATTTTTGTTTTAAAAATTTCATTATATAAATTAATTAAATCATTTATATTTAATCTATCTTCAGGATTTGTTTTAAGAATTGATTTTAAAAATAATTTTAAATTTGATGAAATATTTATATTATTAATATTAGATACAAATATATATATATCATTTATTTTATCTATATCATTTGATTTATAATGTTTTTTATAATCTATTATTGCATTACCAGTTATGAATTCATATAATATTACACCAAATGACCATATATCTATTTTATTATCATATGTCATATCATATGAATAAATTTCGGGTGCCCTTATTGTATATGTACTTACAATAGAATATTTATCAGTTAAACCTTCAATATGACAACTACCAAAATCAATCATTTTAATATTTATTTTTAAATCATTTTGATTATTATTTGTTTCATTAATTAATATATTACTTAATTTAATATCAGTATGTATAATATCATTAATATGAATATAATGTAATATAGATAACATCTGTGTTATAAAAGGTATTATTAATTTTTCTCTATAAGACACATCTGTTCTTTTAATAAAATTATTTAATGTCTCTGGATAATATTTATAAACTAAATTTATTTTTAACTTAGTATCAAGAAAAATATCATGTAATTGGATTATATTTGGATGTTCTTTTAATTTTAATAAAGAACAAATCTCTCTTAACTCATTACACGTTAATCCTTCTAGACTATTTATATCTACAAGAGTTTTTATAGCATAATAGTTTGATTTTTTTAAATATAAATCACATTTAGAAAATGCCCCTTCTGATATTTTTTTTAAATATTTATAATTATAATTCATTATAATTATAAATATAAAATTATATTCTATTATATTCTATTATATTCTATTTTATATATATACATATGACATTATTGCCTATTAAAACAGATGAGGCTTTCAAAATTAAATATACTGATACAGAAAAAAATTCTATAGAAAAAAAGGGGTTTTGGAATTCATTTTTTTCATGGTTTGATTACGAGGATGATGATATAAATGAAAACAATGAAATTACAAATGCTACAAAAAAAAATAAATCTACAAAAATTATTAAATCTACATCTATTTCTGCACATATAGACGATTCTATTAAATCTACATCTATTTCTGCACATATAGACGATTCTATTAAATCTACATCTATTTCTGCACATATAGACGATTCTATTAAATCTAAAAAAATGGAATCTACAAAAATTCAGAAAACTAAAATAATTAATACAAAAAATAAAGAGTTAACATTTTTTATTAATAATATTTGTAATAATGAAGTACATACGGAAATTTTAAATAATCAAGAAATATATGAAAATGAATCTTTTAGATTATCTAATTTAAAATTTCGTATATGTAATTATTTGAATAATAATGATAAAATAACAGATTATTTTTTTGATATGGGTTTTAATAATAGTTTATCAACAGATATATCTACTTTAAAAAAAAATACTATTATCGAATCTAACTATCAATTACGTGAAATAATATTATTTAATTCTAATAAAGATATATATTTACAAAAAATTATAAATAAAGTTATATATTTAGAAAAAAACAACAATATTTATATAAATATTATAAATATAATTATTAAATTTATGGGATTACAATGTGATGATTTTAAATTTAATAAATTTATGCAAGATTACTCTCATAAAAATAATAGTAATATTTTATATATTGGTCATATTAATAATGGTTTAGATAGACATAAAAGTTTATTATTCAAATATTTGTGTGATAAAGTTAATATACCTTGTTGTGTTTTACGTAATTATAAAATTAATCAAGATAAAATATTTGATAATCATTCTTGGAATTTAATTTTAATTGATAAATGTATTTTTGTTGTTGATTTTAAATTCTTCCCAAATAAAATTATAAAACCAGAAGATGAAAAAACAATGAATTATTATGATATTAATAAATTTTTTATATAAAAAAATAAAAATAAAATAAAAATAAAGTATTATGCTTTTATTTTTTTATATATTTCTTTTAGTGATCCCCATTTTTTGTGCCCTATCTTTTGTGCCCTCGTACATAATGATGACAATTTAAGGAGTGCTTCTGCACCTTCTGCTTCTGTTAAAGTGACATTCGTCCAACCAGCCGGTAGTTTACCATGCAGCTCTTGATAACTTTCATGTTCTTTTCTAACAACCAGTTCAAGATAAGCATTTGTTAAATTTTTTCTAGTTACTATACCAGGGTTGTCTTTTTCTGCTTGTTTGGCAACCTGTTTAGTAAAATTCGGGCAAAACGTTCGGGTTCCCAAATTTTCACCTCCTTCAGTTTCCATAATAACTAGAGCAGCTTCTTCAGCTGCTATTTGAGGATCTCCTTTCGGAGCACAAACAACGACAAATGCATCATAAGATGACGCCATGATTGTCACCGTTAAGTGTAAAATTAAAATATAGAAAATAGAAATTATTTTTTTCAATTTTTTCTATTTTCTATATATATGGGAATTGAAAGATTTTTTAATTCATTAAAAAAAGACTTTAATATAATTGATTCATTTAATCCTAATTCAAAAAAATTAATTGATACTAATTATTTATTTATTGATTTTAATTCTATAATTCATTTTATTAGTCAAAGAGTAAATTATTTGGTAAATAATGCATTAATGTTGTCTTTAATGGAATATAATGGTTGTAGTGATCAAAGTTATTTAGATAAAATAGATTTATTAAATTTAGATGAGAAAATAGATATTAAACTTGATTCAGAAAATATAATAATTCAATCATTTAAAAATTATTTTACATCAGAAAGATTGGATGATATTATAATAAAAAATGTAGGTATATTTTTAAAACATTTTTTTAATAAATTTAATAAAAATAAAATAAAATTTATTTATTTAGCAGTGGATGGTGTTCCAAGTAAAGCTAAAATGGTTGAACAAAAAAAAAGAAGATTTATAGGAGAATTTGAAAAAAATATAAAATTAGAAATTATTGAAAAATATAAAGATCAACTAGATATTAATAAAACAGATAATTGCTCTATACCTTATAATAAATATAATTATTTACAAAACAAAATAATATGGTCTAGAGGTAATATATCACCAGGAACTTTTTTTATGGTAAAATTAGGAAGATTTTTAAATAATAAATCATTTAAAAATGAAGTTAATAAAATATTGCCTTTAGTTAGACATAATAATTTTATATTATCGAATTTTACTGATAAAGATGAAGGAGAAAAAAAAATAATGGATTATATAAATGATACAGATAATGCTGTATCAGGAAAAATATGTATATTTAGTCCAGATGCTGATATAATTTTATTATCTATGATCTTAAAAAATAAAAATATAGAAAAAACTGTATTACGTAATGATCAACAAAGATCAACAAAAATAATAAATCTAACTGATTCATATTATGATTTAATTGATATTGATACATTAGAAAACGAACTATTTAACTATATGAAAAATAAAGATTTAAATAAAATAAAAGTAATTAATGATATAGTATTTATTTTTACATTTTTTGGTGATGATTTTTTACATAAAATAGAATCATTTAATGTTCGAAATGATATTGAATTAATATTAGATATATATAAAGATTTATTAGAGCAAAATGATTATACAAATTGCTATTTATTAAATAACGATGATATAATTACAATAAATTATAATAACTTTATGAAAATATTAGAAATGTTTTCAAAAATGGAAAATAAATTAATTCAAAGAAATTATTTTGAAAAAAAATATAAAAATTATTCATATTTACTAAATAAAATTAATAATGATTTAAAAAATAAAAAATATGAATATTCAACTGTAGATCATAATAATGTACTTGAATTTATAAAAAAAAACAATATAAATAATGTGATAAAAGAGTTTGAAATAGATTTAATTGAATTAATTAATAAATTCATTACAATTGAAGTTAATCCACGATTAAAAAAAACTTTATCACATTTACAAAATATATCAATTACTCTAAATAATATCAATTTAGTTCCAATAAATCATTTTATTGAATTTTTAAAAAGAGTGAACAATACTCAGAACATAAATAAAGATATTTATACATTATTTAATACAAGGTGCTTTAGAAATTTTTTAAAATTATTTGAATTTAATAATGAATTGATAAATTATGAATTATTAAATAATGAATTATTAAATTCAAATAATTTTAATAGTGAAATAATTAAAAAAAAATATAATATTAAAAATATTAAAGATATTAATTCTAATAAAAAAATAGAATTATTAATTTTATATTATTATATAAATAATTCTCTTCCTATTATTAAATATAATATACCATCTTTAAGACCATTAAAATTAGAATTATTTCCATTTAATATTAATAATTCAAGATTTTCAAAAGATATTGAAACTATGAACGAATATGATAAAAATATATTAAAATTTGACAATATGTTAGATGAATATAACAAAAAACTAAATAAAGCTTATGATACACCATTAGGTAATCCAAAATATTCATTTGAAGAAGGTAAACAAAAATTTTATAATGATTTTTTTCAAGATATAGATTTATCTAATATAATACGAATGTATATAGATGGATTACAGTGGGTAGTTGATTATTATTTTAATGGTATTACTTATCAAAAATGGTTTTTCATGTATCATAAATCACCACTATTACAAGATATTTTTATATATTTAAAAAATACAAATGATGATGATATTTTTAATAATTCTAAAAAAGCATTACAAAAATGTTGTCAAATTTCAGTAACGGAAGAACTTACACCATTAGAACAACTCTTATATATTACTCCATTTGATAAAAATGCAAGTCAAATAAAATTTTTAGATGGATATTCAGAAGAAATAATCATAAAATGTATTGATTTATTATCTAAATTTAAATCAGATGATAAATTTAAAGAATTATATCCAGATATTAGAGCAATAGCTAAAAATATATTAAATGATGAAACAAATAATGATATTGATTGTAGAACAGCCATATACTTAAATAAATGTATATTAAATAGTGTAAATAATTCAAATATGATTGATGAAACTGAATTTAGAACACAATTTAGACAAATTTTACCAGTTGAAGTTCAATATAAATCTTTTACGAATTTTATGAAAGCTGGAGATAAAGAGTTATTTGGAGAATTAAAATTAATTAAACAACTATTCAAAATTACTGGTAATTTACAATATAAAAAAGAATACAAACGACTAAAAATGTTTATATCAGATTTGTAGGCAAAGCTCAAAGGGTCTAAACTGTTAAAATGGCTTAGATTTTTATGGTATGGACAGATCAAAAAATAAATTAATCTATTGATTAATTTATTTTTATTAGATATGGGATTTTATTAAATAGTTTTAGTTACAACATATTTTGACATTCCTCCCTTTTGAGTATTACTCATTTTTCTATAATATAACTTGATCTTATTAAGATATTCATTCACTTTATCTAATTTAAAATCATAAATATCAATCATAATTTCTTTAATTTTATTATATTCTGGTTTATGTAACTTAAATTTTTTTATATTTAATTCTAATAAACAAGGATTTTTAAAAAGATTTCTTGCTTCTTGATAATTAAAATTATCTGGAATTTTATACTTTGATTTTTCATTTTCTATAAAAATATCAATAGATCTGTATTTTTTAATAATATCTAATGCTCTTTTTGTTCCTATTTTAGGAATTGTTGGACAATAATCACAACCAAGTAATATACATAAATCTATAAATTCATCTTGTGTAAATTTTAATGATTTTAATATTTTATCTAAATTTATTTCTTTCATTTTTTTTGTTGAATGTAATCCTCTTAATAAAATAGGACTACCAAATGTTAATATATCCATATCTTCACTTGCTACACCATATGCCATACCGGTTTTAACTATATGAGAACATAATGGATCTGCTTCAGAACAATTTTCAACAAATGGGATTCCAAATAATTCTAACATTTGTTTTACTTGTTTTGTTTGTTCTCTTGTTATTGTATAACTTTTTTTAAAATCTTTTATTTTATCTTCTTCATTTTCATAATTATCTTCTTTTAATTTTTCAATAGATTTATTTTTTAATTTTTTCCTTGATTTTAATACTTCTCCTTTTTGTTCTGGAGGTTTACCATCAAAAACAAATACCGGTAAAATATCATGTTTTAATAACATCAAAGATTTATTAATAACACCTAATATATGACTTGTCATTTCACCTTCATCATTTTGTAAATCATTTCCTGTACCTCTAATAGCTATGACATATTGATAAATAACTAAACTTGCGTCTAAAACTAATACTTTATTAGTATAGTCTTTTAATTTTTTTTCTGTAATACTGTCAGGAGCATTTTCATTTATTAATTTAAATAAATTTTTTATACCCATTTATAAATAAACATAAATTTATGTTTAAGTGTAATAATATTAAAAAATTTGTTATAAAAAAAATTTTTGGGGTATAATATAGAAATGGGTATTTGAATCACTCTACTTACTTTTATTAAATTTCACCTTTAATTAAGATTATCCAGGGAAAAGTATTACGTATCATTAACTTTCCTTCATATGTGGGGGTTATTAATTGCAGTTGATCAAGCTGTAGTTAATTCCTTCTTCCAACATAGATTCGAGGAACAAATATTTGAACCTATTTATAATAAATCTTTTACTACTTGAATAATCTTAATTAAGGCGAAATCTAACAAAAATAATCATAATAATGACAGAACATAACTTCACCCTAAAAGGTATGTTCAATAGAATGATTCACCCTAACGTTATTCATATTTATACATTATACCAAATTAATTAATTTCTAGATTAATATCTAATATATAATCATTAATTAATTTATTTATTTACGTACAATGATTAATAATGGAAACAATACAAATTTATTTCAATTTTTTATGAGGTATGAAATTTAAATAAAATAAATAAATTGGGTATAATATAGAAATGGGTATTTGAATCACTCTACTTACTTTTATTAGATTTCGCTTAATTAAAATTATTCAGGTGGTAAAAGCAAAAATAATAGTTTATTTTTTACCTAATAAATAATTCGATTTTTTATAAAATTTCCTTCAAATGTGGGGGTTATTAAATGCAGTTGATCAGGCTGTATGTAATTCCTCTTCCAACACAGAATCGAGGTTCAAATAACTATAATTTATTTGAACCTATTTTTATAAGGTACTTCTAAATATTATTTTTTCTTTTCAAAAAAAATAGATGATCCTTTTGAATCATCCAACTAATAGTTGGATCACCTAACTATTAGTTGAAATTTATAAATCCTTATATTCTATAATCGAATATTTATATTTTTCAAGAATAATCTTCCTTAAATCTAAACTCTAATAAAAATAATCATATGACAGAACATAACTTCGCCCTAAAGGTATATTCAATAGAATAATTCACCCTAATGTTAATCATGTTTATACATTATATTAATTATTCCACTTATAATAATAATTAATGTCATACTTAATATTAAATAAATTTGTCAATTTTTTTACAAAATATGAATAGGGTTAAAGAAATTAATTTAAATATAAAATATTAAATATTATAATTAATAATAATATAATTAATTATGACATTTCCTCCTGAAATTGAATCAGGGAACAAGGAATATAAATTAAAAATTACAACAGATGATAATGATAGAATTGAACAGTTAGCTTCACAAATGAAATGGAGAATAAATGAAGGTAAAGGAACTGCCGAATATTATATTGGTGTTGCTGATAATGGAACAATTAAAGGAATTAACAATGAAGATGAAATAAAAACATTTGAAAATATTCAAAAAATAATTAAAATTATTGATGCAAAAATTATTTCAAAAAATAAAATAAAAACTAAGGATAAAAATAAATATTATTATAAAATTATAATTACATATGATATAAATATTATTAATTCATATAGAATAATGTTTTTAGGTCCATCTGGATCTGGTAAAAGTACAATAATTGGTAATTTATCATCAAAAGTTACAGATGATGGTAATGGTAAAAGTAGAAATTTTGTTTTTAATCATAAACATGAATTATATTCAGGTGAAACTTCAAGTATAAGTATAAAAAGTATGAAATTAAAAAAAGGAAAAGATTTAATTAATATAAATTTAATAGATACACCTGGTAATAAGAAATATATTAAAACTATGATTACAGGAATATGTAAATATATTCCTGATTATATTTTTTTAGTAATAGATCCCCTCAAAATTGATATTGAAACGTTATATTTTTATTTGAAAATATTAAAGTATTATAAATATCCATTTGGGATTTTAGTTACTAAACATGACAAATATAAGACTTATCATAAAACATATTTATTTAAAACTATTTTAAATTTTTGTAATAAAGACTATAATGATGAAAATATTAACAAAATTCCTTATATTGAAATTAATAACTTAAATAGAATGGGATATGGTAAAATTAAAAACATATTATTAAAATGTAAACCACAAAAATTTAATAAAGATATTGTAATTCAAATTTGTGATGTACTTAATGTTCCTAATTTATCTAAAATATTTACTGGTTTAATATATGATAATATAGACTTTAATAATAAATATTATTTAACATCTCCAAATTTCATAAAATCAGTTAAATTAAATACTATGTTTTTTTTAGATAAACCTAAAAAAAAATTAGATAGTAATCATTTAGTAACTTTCACTTTTAAAGATAATATAGATTTTGATAGTAGAACAGATTTAGTACTTTCAAGAGATAATATTGAACAATATGAAAATATTAAAATTAAATCAGAAGAGATTATTGATTTTAACCAAGGTATTTGTATTTATAATAATCAATATAGTGTAATTAAAATTACTTCAATTGATGATTATAATTATATATTAAATAATATTGATAATACTCCTTTTATTAATCTAACAGATAAAATTATTATTAAAGTTTATGATAAATATTATTTTACTTTATTGCAAAATAAAAAAATAATTTAATAAAAAATTGAAAATATATTTTTTTATTAAATTATTTTTTTATAAAAAATGCCTAATTGGTGCGAAAATATTTTAGTTGTTTATGCTGATAATGAACATAAAATAAATTTATTTTATGAAGAAAATAAAACACAAAAAGAAGAATTAGATTTTAATTGTGTATGCCTATTGCCTGAGAAATTAAAAAATATAACATCACCAAATAATAATTTATCAGATAATGATAAAAATAGTTTAATTAATAAATATGGATATGATAATTGGTACCAATGGAATATAGCTAATTGGGGTACAAAATGGGGGTCATGTGAGACAAACGTCTATAAAAAAAATGAATATGAAAAATATGAATTAACATATTATTTTAATACTGCATGGACACCTCCTGACAAATGGTTTTATAAATTAATAGAAAAATATTCTACTAATTATGATATTAAATTAGAATATTCAGAACCAGGATGTGATTTCGCTGGTTATATACATTATTCAGAAAATGAATTATTAGAAGATAATTATTCATTTTCTGAACAGTTATGGAATAATTGTGATAAAGATGAAATCAAAAATATAATAATTAAAATTATCAATGAAGAAAATGTAAATATAACTATAGACGATATTACAGAATTAGCAATGGATGAAATACAAATAGATCATGTAGATTGTATAATAGAGAATATTGAAGAAATGGTAAAGGAAGAACTAGATAATAGAAATAATGATAATATAAAATTAAAATATAATTGTAAAGGATTTAATATAAATAAATTAAATCTGTAGGAAAATCACCAGGAAGACCAAGTCCTTCTGACAATAATTTTATATATAATTTAGTTAAATGTTGTATAAATATACATATTTAACTACCGACATTCCATGTACCAAATACCTGAAATGATTCGATTAGTCTGACCTCAATGGGATACTCAACATCTTTATAAATCAGAATGTTTGTCTCATCCCTAACCGCCTCTTCACCCTTTCGGGCATTAAATGGTTTAATTCCAGTTGAATTGATGGTAGCATGCATAGGTTCATCTTCTTTTTTGGGAACAATAGCCGACATCCATGATAGTTCCCATTCAGGTCCCTTCACATGACAACTTCTAAAAAATGTAATCGGGACTGGGTCCATGTCTTCGGGTAGACACTTTTTGGCTTGTTTCATCAATTCAATATTATTTCCATAAAACTTGATGGTCACATGGCATTCTTTTCTGTCATAAGGTAGAAATTTAGCAGGCAAAGCATCTATATCAAACGTAAGAGCCAAGTAGGTTCCTTGCGAAAGACACAAAGTATCCTTGTCTGACTTGAAAGTATCCTTGTCTGACTTGAAAGTATCCTTGTCTGACTTGAAAGTATCCAAATCCTTTAGTTTTTTGGTGATCTCTTCCATAACTGTTTTGTAAATTTATGAAGGTCAACGCGATTGCACGGTTATAAAATTCTAATTGTCGTATATCCTCAAGGATTTTCTAGTAAATTTAATATTATTGGTATTAATGATAAAAAAAAATTCAATTTTTCTAAGTATTTAATAAATAAATAGAATCAAATGATACAATATCTCGTAGAATAATAGATTCTAAATTTTGAAATTTTTCAATAATTTCTGTATTATTAATTATTTCACAAACATGAATAATTTCATTACAAATATTATATATTTTAATTATATTTTTTACAAAATTACCTTCATACATATCTATTCCTTCTGTTTTATAAATATCAAAAAAATCATCACCTTTAGCCCACATATAAGATGCATTCGCAAATGTTAAAGTTAAATATGGATTATATTGAATATTATTACTAATTGCTATTTTATCTAATTCAACATTAAGATCACCAATATTTTGAATAATTTTTTTCATATCATCTGTTATATTTAAATCTGATATAAATATATCATCTGTCATTTTATCTTCCAAAAATATAGATAATACGCCGAAAATTTCATTTAATGATAAATTATCAAATAAATTCCTCTCAATAATTTCTGTTAATAATACTTCATTACATTCATTTATTTCTGCTGCCATTAATCCTTTCTTTGTCAAATCAGAATTTGACAATTCTTGTAATGATTTATCAGATTTAGAAATAAATCCAATCTCCTCTAAATAATTTCTAGATAAAGATAATTGCAAAAATAAAGAATTTTGTGATAATTTATATTCAAATTCTTGAAGATTTTCAATATTACTTAAATAATTTTTTTTTATTTTTAATTCATATTCAAGTTTTTTATTAGTTAGAAGTCCATTTTTTTGACTCGTTAATTTTCTTAATTTATTAGCTCTTGCATGTTTCATATCTTTTTCTAATTTTAAAATTTGATTAATTTCATCATTAAAACTTAATTTTTCTATAATTTCTGTTTTTTGTATTTCTGTTTTCTCTTTTAATTTTAAATAATCTGATTTAATTGAACTTTCTATCTTTTTATTCTCATTACCCAACAAAGATGAATCAATAAAATTATCAACTTTAAAATTAGATGTTTGAATTATTTTCATTAAAAAATTTGTATTTAATTTCAATTTTGATTTTATATTTACAGAATTACCAGTTAGAATTTTTGCCATCTCATCGCATCTTGGAGGGGTTTTTAAAGGTAAGAAAATAACAGTACCTTCTATATCTTTACCTCTTCTACCTGCTCTACCCGCCATTTGTAAATATTCTGCTGTATTTAAATTTCTAAATCCGTTAATAGTTCCATCATATTTTGATAATTCTGTGAATATTACAGTTCTTGTTGGCATATTCACACCAACTGCAAAAGTTTCTGTTGCAAATAATATTTTTATTAAACCTTTAGAAAATAAAATTTCTTGAATTTCTTTTAAAGGATGAACTAAACCAGAATGATGAAATCCAATACCTTTAACTAATAATTTCATTAATTTTTGAGTTTGTTCAAGTCTTTCATAATTTTTGAACAAACCTTTCAGATATTTATTTAATACAAAATTAATTTGTTTTATCTCTTCATGATCAACTAAATTACATTTTAGAATATTAGAAAAATCCTCACATTTTTTTCTCGAATAAGTAAAGAAAATACAAGGAAATAAATTTTTTTTATCTAAATAACTTACTAATTCATTAAGTGGTTTATTTGGTTTAACATAACTTTTATATAATTTTACATAATCACTATAAATTTCAGAGTATTTATCTGAATTAAAGTTTTTGTTATTTCCCATTATTTTTATAATACCTTCATTCCAGTAAATATTATGTTCTAAAGGTACTGGTCTTATTTTTGTTCCTATTAAATCTATATTTTTCCCTTTTAAACTAATCCATTTTGCTATTTTTTCTGGATTATCTATTGTAGCCGATAACATTATTATTTGAATATTATTTGGTAACATTATTAATGTTTCTTCCCAAACATGACCTCTATCATGATCATTAATATAATGAACTTCATCAAAAATTACACAATATAAATCTTTAATTAATTCTGCAGATCTAAATAACATATTTCTTAAAATCTCGGTAGTCATTACCAAAATATTTGCATCGGGATTTTGTTTTATATCACCTGTTAAAATTCCAACAGAATCATATATTTTATTAAATTCAGAATATTTCTGATTTGATAATGTTTTGATCGGACTTGTATAAATAACTTTTTTCCCACCTGCTATTGCTTTCGCAATAGCATATTCTGCAACAGTTGATTTTCCAGCTGATGTATGTGCTGTCACTAAAACATGATTACCTTCTTCAATTGAATTAATTGAATTTATCTGAAAATCATCTAGTTCATAAGGAAATATAATAGGAGGATTTTTATTAATTAATTCACTCTTATCTATTTTAATATTTATTGACATCTTATTAATAAATAACTAATTTTATTATTTAAATTAAAAATTTCAATATTTTTAAGTATATATTATAATAATAAATATAGTAATAATATGTCTAGAAGAAATGCAATTGTATGGAATACTTTTTATTCTGAAAATCAATTTTGTGATCATATTACTTTTGAAAATGGACAAAGTATCCAAAGATCACTATCATATTCTACAAAAAATAATACAAAAACATATAAATGGATTTGCAATCAATGCAAAGATAAACCAAATATATATAAAATAGTTAATAATGATAAAGGAAAAAATATTAAAGAAATTAACTTGTAATTTATTTCAAAATAATTCACTTATTCATTTTTTTGAAGTAGTAATCTAGTAGACTTGAAGCACAACTAGTTTGCAACCGTTCGGTGTGTTCACAGGAGAATATGCCCATCCATCGGACAACGGTGGTAGATCCGAAATACAAATTGGAAGTGTCGCGATTGTTTCTGAATCTTTTGCTTTATTTTCAGTCGGACAACGGTGGTAGACTTGAAGCACAACTAGTTTGCAACCGTTCGGTGTGTTCACAGGAGAATATGCCCATCCATCGGACAACGGTGGTAGATCCGAAATACAAATTGGAAGTGTCGCGATTGTTTCTGAATCTTCTGCTTTATTTTCAGTAATTTCCACGATTGCTTCTTCCTTCGAAACGGTTACTTCATCATTCGGAACGATTGTTTCTTCAATCGAAACGGTTACTTCATCATTCGGAACGATTGTTTCTTCAATCGAAACGGTTACTTCATCATTCGGAACGATTGAAGAAACGGTTACTTCATCATTCGGAACGATTGTTTCTTCCTTCGGGACAATTGTTTCATCTGAACTAGTTTTTACTACTTCAGATGAAGACAATTTCCCAGAAGTTTCTTTATGATTGGGAAGACCAGGAAATTCCTGTGTTGAATTTGCATTTATTGATTCATTTAGAGAATTCTTCATACTAAACCATTCATTAGAAGATTCTTGTTTTTCTTTATTTTCCTTTTTTTTATGATTGGGAAGATTAGGAAAATTTTTTGTTGAATCAAAATCTTTTGTTGAATCAAATGTTTGTTTCACAATTTTCTGACTTGTATAATTCTGTTTTTCCTTACATGAAACACACTTACCATCTTTTTGAGTACGATGAGGAAATTTATCCGCAGGACCATTACAATTGTCGCACCAACCATTGTAAGGAGTACGAACATTACCATTCTCCATTGCAATTAATGATCCTTTAGATAAACACACATCGAGTGCATCATTAATATTCCGATATATTTTTTCATCTTTCGGAACTAGGACACACCATGTTCCATCTTCATTTTTTTCAATCCATTTTTTATAGACCAAATGGCCGATAACGCTCTTAAACTTATCAGGATTGATATCACGTGATGATGTCATTTGCGGTGATGATGTTGGTTTATTTCTAGAAACCAACGTAAAAGGGATATCTTCATTCTTGAATGACATCTTAAGTGGATTTTCAATAATTTGTTTTTGTTTATTTTTATTGATAAAAATAATATAGTATATATTAAATTATATGTATAATGAGTGTATATTTCAATTTTTTATGATAAACAAAGCCATTTATTATTATATAATGGTAAATGCCATATAGCATTGATATTCTGAATTTTTTTAGAATAAGTATCTGGAAATATTAAAATATACTCGTTTTTAATATATTCATATCTAATAGTATTATTATCTATCCAAATTGATAAAGTATTTGATATTAAATTATCATCAGAAATTTTAAATATATGATCTCTTAATAAATCATTTGTTACTATCAATGATTTGTCAATAAATAATCCTGCCCAAATAAAAAACCAATCATCATTCATTTTATAAGGAGTAAAATATATTGTTAATTTATTTAGAATTTTATTAGCTTCTTTAGATAATTTAAGTTTATTTATATTTTTTTGATGACGAATATGCATAAATATCAATGGATTATAATTTGTTTTAAGTTTATTAAAAATAATATTTAATCGTTTAAAACTATCAATATTTACTTCTCGATCTTTAAAGAATAAAACATTATTACCATCAATAAATATATCATATTTATTAATTAATAATTTTTTTTTTAAATTATTAATTTCTTCTTCATTCGGGAAATATTCATTTATTAAATTTTTTCTTAAATTAGATAAATCTTCTTCTGATGACCAGAATTTTTTTAATTGATTATTACAATTCATACAAACATTTGATTTAATATTAGTTGTATGAATTTTATTTATATTAGTTAAAAAAAAAGTTGGATTTTTTAATATAATTTGATTATCAGACATAATATTTAATATTTCATCTAATTTTTTTAAATTATATATTTTGGAGATATCTTCCTCAGTAATAACATATTTATTATAGATGTAATTAATTAAAATTTGATATGCTTTATTTTTATCAAATGTTGCTAATTCGTCAAATATTACTATTATAAATCTTTTTTTTTTTTGTGGAAGTTTATTATAAATTTCTAAAGCTTCATCTATTTTATGATTAATTGCATAAATTCTTATTAGTAATGCTAAATATGATTTATCAGTTACATCAAATATTAGTTTATTAATTAATTTAAAAGCTTCATGTTTATCTTCGGCTGCAATAATATTTATAGCTCTATAAATAATATTTTTTTTTAATTCAGGATTATTAATATTAATATTTAATTCTTTTAGTAAAAGAAAATATTTATCCAAATAATTTAATATTTTGGTATTAATATTATCAAAATCTATTTTTTTCTTTAATTTACGTTGTGATAATATCATTTTAGCAATATATTTAATATAATATCATACTATTATTAGATTAAATAAATTTCAAATTTAATCTAATAAAGAAATTATATCTGGATCAATCATAATAAATTGTATTTTTTTATAAAGTCTTGATTCATAAGGAGTTATTAATGCTTTGATTTTAATTTTTTGAAATAAATGTAGTTCAAAATTACTATTACTCTGATTATGTTGTATTATTTGTTTATTATCTGTAGTAATAATTGTAAATACTTTAGATAATTTATTATTCTTAAATAATTTTAGATTGTACATTATATCCAAATCAGGAATAAATATTCTTATATTATAGGTGGATGTGGAGGCGGATACGGGTGAAGGGTTATATTCTTCAAAACTAACTATAATTGCATCATATATAATTTTATCTACGTCTTTAAGATTATTAAATAATCTTAATAAATTTAATTCTCTATTAGCTTTTTTAATTAACTTATTTTTTTCATTTACTTTATTACATAACATATCAATATCTATATTATTAGAACAATAAACAATACGTTGATTAATTAAATCAATAATACGTCTTAAGGGGGATGTAGCATGTGTATATTTATCAATATCTAAACTTTTATGAAATGTGTCATCAGTAGAAACAGATACATATTCAGCAGCATGATAACATATTTTATTTTTTAAATTTTCATTAATTATATTTGATTTTTCTAATTTATTGAAAACATCAATTCTTAATCCTTTATGAACTCTAATAGGATATTTTTTTTGAAAAGTTTTCATATATTTACTAAATTGTGAATTATAAAAAATCATAATTTTTTCAATAAAATCATGAGAATCATTTATATCTTTAAAAAAAATATTAGTATTTTTTTTTAATTTAATCCATATATCTTCTTGATCAAATAATTGATCTGCCTCTTCATATGATAAATTTTTATTAACCTGTATTATTGTACGTAAGAATTTACATTCTCCATTATTTAAATTTACAATTAATGATATTACATTTTTATTTTCTTTTTCTAATAAAGAATGTGATTTTTCACAAATTTCTGATGGTAACATATTAATATTTTCATCATCATCATAAAATGTAGATGCAATATTAATTAATTCATCCATATTTTTTATATCTATATCTGTCAAATCGGTTATATGAATTTTCAAAATATTAGTATCTAGTTCATATGAAAATGCATCATCAATATCTTTACTTCCTTTTGGATCAATACTATATGTAAATTCATTTATAGGTGTTAATTCAAAATCACTATATTCATTAATTGAAAAATCTATACATTTATGATTAATTTCGTTTTTTAATAAAATTAATTTTTTAGTTACATTATAATCATTTATAGGACCTAATATTTTTTTTATTGCTCCTCTATTTGGTTTACAAGTATCGTCTATTATATCAATTTCCGCATAATAATCAACTCTATTATTATACCCTAATCTTGATGCCACAATATATTTTATATTAGTATTTAATGGTTCAAATAAATAATAAGGAATATTTTTTTTATTTCTCCCATATTGAACTCGTGAACTAAATTTCAATGTTCCAAACATTATTAATTGTTATTAAATAATTAATAATATTAAAATAAACTTTCAATTTTTATAAAAAAATTAGAATAAGATATTTATTGATTATAAAACAAGTCTAATTTTTTGAATGTATATAATGAAAACAGGTGTTTTTAATCTTCACGGGTGTAAATTCTAAATATTCTTTATTTATTTTTATGGTTTATGAATAAAATTTGATATTTCTTTCACAGTTTCTAATGGATTAGAAATATTAATTTTAAAATCAATATCTAATTTTTTTATTATTATTTTACACCATTCAATTGTAAATAATCTTCCAAATTCTGAAGTAATTGTATTATTATTATTATATTGTTTTATAGCATTAGATCTTGCACTATTATTAATTTCTTGTAATAAATTAATATTTTTTTTTATCCAAGCAGAATCAGGATTAAATATACATATAGGACTTCTATTGACAGGGGGATTTGTATAAATAATTAAGTGTATATATTCATCACCTTTAAAATTTAGTTTATTTTTTATTATATTTTTAGGAATTTTTTTTATTTGTAATTTAAATTTATTATTAACAAATTCATATAATTTATTATCCCATTTATTATTTTCATTAAATATATTTTTTATATTTTCCCAATTATCATCTCTTTCTAATTTATTTAAATTTTTTCTATGTAGTGTAATACTTTTTGGAAATTCTTTATTTAAAACATAAGATATATTTTTTATACTTGAACTCATATTTTCTGTTATTCCATAAATAACATCAAGAGAATTTAATATATTACAAATATGATTATAATGACTTTCATTAATTTCTACTCGATTATCAAACACCGAATAACCTAATAAAAATTTAATTATACTATTATAAGTAGCACTATTTGAAATATATTCTAATAATGTATTAGGATAACTTGTTTTATATTTTTTATTCCATCTATTTGTCCATTCTAGTCTGTTTTTTAAAAAACTATATTCAGATTCTAATCTTTCTAACGGATCTCTTAATGTTAGAATTAATTTATAATTTTTATATAAATCGATATTTTTACTTAAAAATATATCTCCACAATTTGAATTTATATTATCTAAAGTAATATGTCTATAATAAAAATTACAGTTTGGAGGTTTAGAAATGTTAAATAATGGAATTAATAATGTTGTTCCTCCAGATTTAGGAATATGTATATATATAAAATTATACATATATATATATATATATATATATTTAATTCAGTACTTCAATTCCATTATTTTTTATATAAATGGTTTTTTCATATTGAGCAACTATTCCTCCATCTACTGTTTTTAAAATAGGATATTTAGTTATAATTGAGGAATCAGGAATAGGAAAATCAAACCATCGTGGACAAAATGCTAATGTATCTCTAGTATTAATTATTGTTTGTATTTGATCACTAACATTTTTTGATAATTTATTTTTTGATTCTATCATAAAATGATTACATTCTTTACATTCATATATTTCACCATTTCCAGTTGTTGGAAATGTTTCTATAGCAAAAACTTCATCTTCTAACATTCTTTCATAATATGGTAATTTAATATTTGGAACAGCTTTATCTACATGAATAATATAAGGAGCAATATTATGACCACTTAAATCATATATAGATTTAAGTGGATACACGTCATTATCTATTATTATTTCTTTACTTTCAATATATTCTTGAATATAACCTCCAATCTCTCCTAAAATAGCATCTGGACCAGAATGCTCAATACCTATTTCTGTTGCATTTTTACTGATTTCTATTAGTTCATTATATTTACCACTTGGACACCATGAAATAGCTCCATCTGTTATACAACCATTTATATGTACACCATAATCTATTTTAATAATATCATTCTGGGCAATAAGGTGATTATTATGTTTATTTGGGGTAAAATGTGCAGCAGTATCATTAATACTAATACCTACAGGAAAAGCAATACCAGTTTTTAAAGGATTATTTTTATCATATTTTGTTAATATGTTGATTTCATTTTCAATAAATTCAACAATATCTAAAGATGTATTAAATGAATTAAAATTATTTTTTAATTTTGATTGAATAATTTTATGGATTATTCCCGATTTCTTAAAATCTTGATACATAATAATAATAATAATATATTTTATAAAAATATTATTATTTCAATATTTTTCTAATTTTGTAATATTTTAATTATTGATATTAGTTATAATTAAGATAATAAATATTATATATTTTAAATATATGAATAATATAAAATTCGTAAATAAAAAAGATGGAGAAAATAATGATTATTTTTGTGCTATATGCAAAGATTTTTTGTGTCCAGATAAAACTATGCAATTAGATTGTTGTCATTTGTTTTGTAATGAATGTTTAGAAAAAAATTATGGAGAATTATCGTTATATTCAGATACTAATTGTCCATTATGTAATTCACGTAGTAAACCAAAATATATAAAAAAATGTAATAGATTTGCATTTAATATATTATCTGATATAAAAATATATTGTCCGAATGAGGATTGTAATAAAGAAATTACTATTGGAGATTTTGATAACCATATATCAAAATGTGATTATCAAATTTTAGATTGTCCATATTGTGATAAAGAACAAATATTAAGAAAAGAATTAAATAATCATTTAAAAAATAATATGGAAGATCATTTTTTAATTTTAATAAATGAAGTAGAAAAACTTAAAAAAATTGTAAACTCAAAATAACTTTAATCTAAAGATTTTAGATTTTTTTCAATAATTTTTGTTATATTTAATTCTTTAATTTTTTTAACAGTTGTCTTAGAAAATTGGATATTTTCTGATATAAAATTCCAATCAAATTCATCTTTGAAATCATTAATATTATCATAAATTTTATTAATTAATTCTTCATTTAAATTATCATTATAACTTAGTTTATTTAAACTAATTATATTTTTATATTTAATAATGAAATCATATGATAAATTTTGATGTCTAGTTAATTCATCTAAATCTAATAAATCAAAATGATCATCAATAAATTTACTAGATAAATCTTGACCTTCAGAAATAGATATAAATATATCTTTAATATGATAATATTTATTAACAATGTTAATTATTGTATTTTCACTTAATTTTCGTATTTCTAATAAATCAATAATTTGTGAATCTTTTAATTTATTAAGATTTTCATTAATAAATTCTTCACTTATATTTTTTGACCAAATTAATGCTTCAGAAATATCATATTTATAAAATAAATTTAAAAAAGAATCATTTAATAAATATTGTGATTTAATATTTTTACCTAATTGAGTCCAATTAATTAAATCTTTATTATTAAAAATAAATTCTAATGTTAAAAACTGATTCTCAGAAATAATATCCCAAATTATTTTATCTTTATTATTATTCATAAAATTAATTGATAAATTTTGATACTTACATAAATTATATAAGTTTAAATCATAGGCGGAGCCATATACACCAGAAGAGCTATAATTTTCTTCTATTAATTTTTCTATAATTAATATATCTAATTTTTGATTAATAATCAAACTATTTATTAATCCAAGTGATATAATTTTTGACCAAATATTATTTTCCAATATTATTTTAGTTGTTAATGATTGATTTTTAATTAATAATTCTAAATTAATATATTCAAAATTTTCTAAAATTAAAGATTCATCTAATTTCGAATTAGATATCATAAAATCCCAATATTTTGTATCATTTCTATTCATTTGATAAATATTATCACCTAAATTATTTAATACTTTCATATCACCTTTTTGAATTAAATCATTTATTAATTCCATTAATAAATAAATTTTAATTTTTTATAAAACTAAACGTTTAGTTTTATAAAAATGGTTTATAAAAATGGTTTATAAAAAGTTAATAAAACTTTTTATAAAATATTATAATGTTCAATGCAAATACTACTATTAAATAGATATAAATACGATATTACAGATATTATTGGCAAAGGTGGGTTTAGTTATGTTTATAAAGGTTATGATATAAAACTAAATAAAAATGTTGCAATAAAGGTTGATAATAAAATAAAATATAATAAAAAAGAATCTCGTATTTATGATAAAATAAATAAATTAAAATATATGGCTCAAAAAATAGATTATTTGGAAAAAGATAAAAAATCATATTTAATAATGCCTTTATATAATAATAATGCTAATAAAATATTAAGAATTAATGAAAATTTTTTTAATGAAAAAGATGTATTAATGTTAGGAATTCAAATATTACAACAATTAAATAATTTACATAAAAAAAATTTAATTCATTCAGATATTAAACCTGATAATTTTGTTTATGATAAAAATGAAAATAAATTTAAATTAATTGATTTTGGATTATCTACATTATATATGAATGGAGAAGATCATATTAATTTTAATAAAAAAACATCTAGATGTGGAACAATGAGATATATGAGTATTAATTCTCATAACAGATATTCTCTTTCACGACGTGATGATTTAATTAGTTTAGCATATTCATTAATTTATTTATATAAAAGAAACTTACCTTGGAAAAAAATTAATAATAATGATAATAATAAATTACATTTAATAATTAAAAAAAATAAAATTGATTTTAATAACACTATTAATCAAATAGATTTACCTTCTCCATTGTTATCATTATATACATATAGTACTAATTTAAATTTTAATAAAAAACCAGATTATAATTTTTTAATAAAAGGTTTTTATAATTATTTAAAATTAAATGGCTCAAAATATGACGGTAAATGGACTTGGGACAATATACTATAATTATATATCATATTATATATTTATTTTAACGATATTTGGATCGTCCGAATTATATATAATGGGAGACTTATCATTTGATAAATGATATTCTATATTTTCATTTATACTACTATCAATAGTATTGATATCACTATCATTTGTATCACTATCAATATTATTTATATCACTATCAATATTATTTGTACCACTATTAATTTTATTATTTTCACAATTATCTAAATAATTATCTAATTTACATAAAGATTCTATACTTAATTTATTAATATTAAAAAAAATTCCATTATTATTTTTTGTATATTCTATATTTTCATATAAAATTAATTTAAAAAGTTTAATATACAATTTTTTATTTTTTAAATTTTGAATCCTATATACTAATTTTTTTTTATCATTATAATTAAATATTTTTTCTGTTGTTGAAAACATAATATATTTATATATTTATATATAAAATTTAATTTTTAATTAAACATATTGTTAAATCTAAAAATTAAAATAATATATTTTATATATGAACTCAGATAAAGTAAAAACTTTAATAAATAAAGAATTTACATATCCTGAATATGACGATCCTAATTTTCAATCTAAAATTTATAAAAAAAGAGAATTTTATTATCATAAAATTCCAGAAAATAAAGTATTAAAAAATTATAATGATATTAAACAATATAGAGATGAAGTATGCGGAGGTCAGCTTAAATTATATAGTCATCAATCATTTTTAGCTAATTTTATTAATCCTAATACACCTTATAAAGGATTATTAATTTTTCATGGAGTAGGTACTGGTAAAACTGGTACTGCAATTTCTATAGCAGAAAATTTTAAAGATATGGTAAAAAAATATAATACTAAAATTTATGTTTTAGTACCAGGTCCATTATTAAAAGAAAATTGGAAGGATGAAATTATTAAATTTACAGGGGATAATTATTTAAAAGATTTAATGAATCAATTAGGATATATTGATGAACAAGAGGAAGTCAAAGCAAGAAAGAATGCATTAAAAGAAGCACTTTTATATTATAAAATTATGACACATCGTAGTTTTTATAAAAAGGTTTTAGGTGAAAAAGTTAAAGATTTAAGAGATTCTGATGATAAAAAAAATAAATATAGAATTACAGATGATGGAGAAATTGAAAGAGATATATCCATTGATAAAATTGATAATTTAGATAATACACTTTTAATAGTTGACGAAGCACATAATTTTACAGGTAATGAACATGGAGATGCATTAAAGAAAATTATTAAAAAATCTAAAAATTTTAGATTATTATTACTTACAGCCACACCTATGAAAAATTTAGCTGATGATATTATTGATTTAATTAATTATTTAAGACCAGAAAATGATAAAATATATAGAGATAAAATATTTAATTCAAATAAAAATCATTTAATGAATTTTAAACCAAATGGTAAAGAATATTTTCAAAATATGTGCAATGGGTATGTATCATATTATAGAGGAGCAAACCCTTTATTATTTGCTAAAAGAAAAGATGTAGGTGAAATACCTCCAGGACTTATTTTTACAAAATGTATTAGATGTAAAATGGGGAAATTTCAAAGACATACATATGATAGAGTAGCAGAAAATGTTGATGATACTTTAGAACGTAGTACTAGTTCTGCTGCCAATTGTGTATTTCCAGGTCTTAGTAAAGATAAAAATAAAATTGAAGGATGGTATGGAGAAGAAGGTATTAATGTAATTAAATCAAATCTCAAAACTCATAAAGAACAATATTTAAATAAAATAAATAATATGTTTTTTGATGATAAAATAAAAAATATAGAAGATATAGTCTATGAATCAAAAAATACTGACAGTATCACCGGCTTAATTTATAAAAAAGAATATTTAAAAATGTTTTCTACTAAATTTTATGAATGCTTCATGAATATAAATGATAAAATTGATGGAAAAAGAGGAGCTGGTACAATATTTGTATTTTTTAAATTAGTAAAGGTTGGTATTGAAGTATTTCAAGAAATTTTATTACAAAATGGATATTTGGAATTTAGAGAAGATCAAAATTATAATATTAGTGAAGACACAATTGATTATAAAACTGGTTTCACTTTTAAAGAATTTAATTCTAAAAATTTAAATTATGAATTTAGTCCCTCCACATTTATTCGTATAACAGGAAAATCAGACGATAATGATGAAGATTTACCAGATGTTAAAAAAAAAATATTAGATAATTATTTTAATAATATAGAAAATAATACTGGTAAAATGTTAAAGATTATTCTTGGATCTAGGGTTATGAATGAAGGAATTACCTTAGAAAATACTAGCGAAGTTCATATACTGGATGTTTATTATAATTTCGGAAGAGTTGAACAAATTACTGGAAGAGCAATAAGACAATGTAAACATTATCATGTCACATCAGAAGAAAATCCTTTTCCAGAAGTAATAATATATAAATATGTTGTTAAATTAGAAAATGATAAATTATCAGCAGAAGAAAATCTTTATAGAAAAGCAGAACTAAAATATTTATTAGTTAAACAAGTCGAAAGAGCTATGAAAGAAGTTTCTATAGATTGTCCAATTAATTATACAGGTAATGTTTTTTTAGAAGAAGTAAAAGATAATAAAAATTGTTTGAAACCTAAAATTAATCTTGATTTTGTTAAACATACAAAATATTGTTCTGAAAAATGTGATTTCACAGAATGTGACTATAAATGTCATGATAAAAAATTAAATTTAGAATTTTATAATAAAAATTCCGTTTTATATAAAAAAATAACTAAAGATAATTTAGATTATACTACTTTTACAGACGAATTAGCTAAAAATGAAATTTTAAATGCAAAAGACAAAATTAAACAATTATTTAGAATCAAATATGTTTATACATTACGAGAAATATTAAACGAAATTAAAAATATGCATAAAGGAGAACAAAAAGAATTATTTGAAAGTTGGTTTGTTTATCAAGCTTTAGACAAATTAGTACCAAATAATAAAAATGATTTTATTAATTTTAAAGATACTATATACGACAAATTTAATGTTGCTGGATATTTAATATATAGAGGATACTTTTATATTTTTCAACCATATGAACAAGACGACGATGTACCTATGTTTTATAGGAAAACGTATACAAAAGAACTAATTCATAATTTATCATTATATTCTTATTTGAAAAGTAATAAATTATATATTGAAAGTACTAAAATAAGCGAAGAAGTTAAATTAAAATCAAAAAATAATAAATATGATTTTAAATCTAATGAAGAATATTACAATGAAAGAGAAGAATTTGAAATTGTTGGAATTATTGACAAATTAACAGGAACAAGAAAAATTACTATTGGTAAAGAAGGCGACGTATTTAAAATACGAACTAAAAGAAATAAAACACTTGATATAAAAAGAGGAACAGGTATTCCTTCAATTAGAGGGGCAGTATGTTATTCATCTAAAGATAAAAATCAATTAAAAAAAATTACAAATAAAATAAATATAAATTATGACAAAAAAAATACTAGAATCGAATCATGTCTTAAAATTAGAGACCAATTATTATATTTAGAAAAATATTCAACTGGTAAAAATAATATGACTTATATTGTTATTCCATATAATCATCCTGTATATACATTTCCATTTAATTTAGAAGATAGAATTAAATATATTGAAGAATTATTTAATAAATATCAAAACAGTAAAGTTAAATTTAATTATAAAAAAGGAGGTAACGGAATCTTTATGAATAAACGAGATAAAAAATTCGAATCTTATCAAGTTAGTTTTTCATATAATAGTAAATTAGAACCTGATACAATTAAACTACTTGATAAATATCTATTTATTAAAAAAAAAAATATTTGGTCTGCTTTATTTGAATAAATGTAAGACCATTTAACAACTATTTCAATTATGTAATTATAATTTATATTTATTTTATAGTCATTATCGCAGAAACCTCTATAAATAAAATATTATAATTATAATATTTTATTTACTAATATAATGACTTCAGAAGTACAATCTATTCTACATGAAACAAATACAGATTCTACTTCAGAAGTAGAATCTATTCTATATGAAAAAAATACAGATTCTACTTCATGTAGAATCTGTTTAGAAGACGATGATCAAAATAATATGATCACTCCATGTATGTGTATCGGTACATCTAAATATATACATAGATCTTGTTTGGATCAATGGAGAATTAGTGAAACAAATAATAAATGTTTCACACATTGTGGTCAATGTAATTTTGCATATAACATTTATCATTATAATTATCAAGACGATTGTATAACAAAAATTATTAAATTTTTATCAAAATATATTTTAATATTTTTTATATTAAATAATTTAATCATTTTTTCATTATCACTTATAATAAAACGTCTTGACACAAATCATAATATACATTTTATACCAAATCATTCATTTTATTTTTCTTGTTATATTTTATCATTATTTATTTTTATATTTGTTTGTTTTTTTATTTTTTTATTGACATTGATCAAATTTAGATATAAAAAACTATATTTTTCTCATTATAAAAATATAAATTATCATCTATTATTCGGATATATATTGGCATTAGGATGTGCTTATTTTATTAATAAAGTATTTGTAGTAATGGCATTAACATTTATTTTACAGCATTTAATAGAAATACATTATAAAATTGTAACTAAACTTATTAATGCAAATGATAATCATGTTATCAATATGAATGATGAAGATAGAGAACAATATAGATTATCAGAACATGTATAAAAGTTAATTATAAATGATATAAATAAATAAGTTATATCATTTATAATGTCGATCAATATAATTAAAGTATACCAAAATCTTGTACTAAAAGAATTTCCTATAGCAAAACATTTAGGAGTAAATATACATAATATAGAAGAAAACTCTGTATATGTAAAAGCATTATTAAAAAATAATATTAATATACATGGTACTGTATTTGGAGGTAGTCTATATTCAGTTGGTGTATTAACAGGATGGATATTAGTAAAATATCTATTAGATAAAAATAATATAACTGGAAATATTTTTATTAAAAATGCTAATATAGAATATAAAAAACCAATAACAAATGATTTTATATTTAAATCCACAATACCTCCTTCTAATGATATTATACAGTTTTTTGATAGATTACAAACTATGAATAAAGCAAGTTTAAATGTTATTTCAATTATTAATAATAATTTATCAGATAATGTTATTTTTAACGGATGTTATACAGTAACTAAGTAATTACACCGACTAAAAAGAAAAATGAGACAAGATTATCCTAAAAAATAAAATAAAAATTATTTTGTAAAATTTATTGGTTCAAAACAAAAATTATCATCCAAAAGACTATCATAAAATTTACATAAACCACCCATAGGATAATTATAATTATCTAATTTTAACATTGTACATACAGGTGTTTGATGAGATACTAATAATATATTAGTATTTTGTAATTCTTTATCATTTAATAATTTAGATATTAGAATATTTGTTCTATTTTTTATATCATTTGTTGATTCTCCAATTTGTAAATCATTTATATTTATACTTGATTTATAAGATTTATCAAAATAATCCCATCCATATAGCTTTGTATTGATTTCTCTAATATCAGAAAAATCAAAAATATTAATATCCTGTAATGATTCATATAAAGCATAATCTACATTTATTGATAATTTATTCTCTTTTATAAACGGTTCTATTGTCTGAATTGTTCTTATAAAAGGAGAACTAATAACAATATTTATATTTAATAATTTTAATATATTTACCAATTTACTTGCATTTTTTTTCCCTAATTCAGTCAACTCAGTATCAAACTGAGGACATATATAACGCATTTCATGTCTTAATAAAAATATTTTCATATATAATATTAAAATATTTTTATTATAGTTTTTTAATCATATTTTACAATATTAAAAAACTATAAAAATTCTATAATAATATTTATTGCATTATTTAAAGAATTTTCATTACTTGATAAAACATCATGTATTGCATTTTTTATAAAAACTAATTTAGCTTTATCACCTAATTTTGAAACAGCAGCGCTATTAGATTCAATATCTAGAACTTCATCTCCTTTTATATCACCAGGATATTTAGTATAATGATCTGAATATAAAATTAATGTATCATATTTTAGTTTAATTTTATTATTATTAATTTTATGTTGATATTTTATAATATTTCTAAACCAAGTAGATATAACAGGACTAATATAATTTTTTTTATATATATTATCGATATTATATTTTTTGGATAACATTAATGTATATAAGTTATCATTAAATGATTTTTGATTTATATCAAATTCTGGTATATAAGGAATAATATAATATAGAATTTTATTAAAAATAATATTTTCATAAATATTAAATTTAAATGCATAAAATGGAGAATTTAATATTATTTTTGTGATTTTATTTTTTGTTTCTATTTGATATATTGTTATAATTAATCCTCCAGTTGAATGACCATATAATATTACTTCATCATATATATTATTGATATCAAAATGACTATATATTACATCTATCTCATCAAATATATTTTTTAAATCATAAAAATAATCGGATATATCCTCTTTATATTCATGATTATTACTATAAAATAAAGCATATATATCATAATCATCTAATATTTCTGTTATATGGTAATGATAAAAATAATCATTTCTTCCAGGAAACCAAATTATACATTTCTTTTTATTAAAATTTTTATATAAAATTTTAATTTTATAGGCATCCAAAGGGCTGAAATTATTTATATCCAAAATAATTTCAGAAAATTTCAATTGTTCATCTATAAATGAGGCCATCTATTAATTAAGATAATAAAAATAAACTTAATTAAAAAATTATTTTATTATATCAATTAAATTTAAATTTAATCTATTTATTAAATCATCCACAGAACTTATATATTCATTATCAAGTAAATATAATATTTCTGATTTTATATATGGTAAATCTTTACTTATTCGTATATTATTATTATATTCAAGAATTTGTATTGCTATATTACCATATCTATTTACTAAATGTTCTATAATATCTTCTTCCATATTATATTTTGTTTTTAGTTCTTTACATAATTTATTATTATAATTATTATTTCCTATTAGTGGCAAATTATTAGTAATACACTTATTATCTGTTATAATATTAACACTATCTTCTGCCATTTTTCTATATATTGTCCACTTGCCACCTGTTATACTAATTAATCCTGATTTCGTTATTTCTAAATAATGTGATCTTATTATATTTTCACTATTATTATTCATAGTTTTTACTAAAGGACGAATTCCCGACCATATTGATGTTTGAACTAATGTCTTATCATCTATATATTTTTTCATTTGATCTGTTATATATTGTAAATCATTTTGATTTGGTTTAGGATTAAAACTAACAGAACAAGGATCGTCCGTTGTTCCTACTAAAATATTATTATACCATGGCAATATAAATAAAACACGCCCATCATCTGTTTTTGGAATTAAAATTCCTGTATCTGTCATATTTAATGTATTTTTATATATAATATGAGTTCCATTAGATGCATATATTAAATTTGAACAATTATTGTCATCAATTTTTCTTATAATATCAGCATAAGGCCCTGTTGCATTAATAACATGTTTGCATTTAATTTGTATTTTCTCTTTTATAATATTATCATATGCAACAATCCCAATAATTTTATTATTTTTATTTTTTATTAAATCTATTACTTCAATATGATTTAGTGCTTTACAACCATAACTTTCTGCAGTTTTAATAATAGCCATATTTGTTCTAACATCATTATGTTGTCCATCACTATATATTATACCACCTTTCAGATTATTCGTTAATAAATAAGGAAAATTATCTTTAATTGAATTCTTATTTAAATAATAACTTTTATCCAGACGAGTATATGATATAAAATCATATAATTTTAATCCAATCCACGTTTTAAATAATTCATAATATGAATTACACGGTACTAACAAATTTATTGGTTTTGTAATATATTTCGCATTATTCATAAATATTTCTCTCTCATACAAAGCTTCTTTAACTAAATTATATTGATTTATATCCAAATTTAATACTGCTTTCTCTAAATAACGTACTCCACCATGTATTAATTTCGTCGATTTTGAACTTGTACCACTGGTGAAATCATTTTTTTCTAATAATAATGTGTTTAATCCTCTAGATGCTGAATCTAAACCTATTCCTGAACCGGTACATCCGCCGCCAATTACAACTGTATCATAATTGCATTTTTTTATAGTTTCTAAATCTTTATATCTTTGATTTTTATAATTAGTAAAATAATTAGATGGAATAACACTTAAGACTTTTATAAAATTATTCATATTATATTAAGTAATATAATTTATACAAAAAAAATATAGGATTTATATTCATTCTACTAAATAAGATATAAGATAATATTAATAATTATCTATATATAAATTAATGTTTATTAAACAACTAACAAAAAAAAAAATAGGATTATTACTATTATCTTATAGCATTTATATTCATTATACTAAATTAGATATAAGAAGATTATTTTCAATCACACACAAATCATTTATGATATTAGCACTATCTCAAATATTTAATGACACTACATTTGGACACAGATTACAACCAATTGCTTATGCTTCAGCATTAACAACTACGTTTGGTCATTTTTTTATATTAAAAAAATATAAACCATCAGATATTGAAGATTTTATTACCCATCATTTAAATAGTATGATTGTTTTAATTTCAATATATAAAAGTCCTTTATCAATTAAAACTAAAAAAAATGCATTATTAGATAGTTTGATATTTGTTTCATTTCATATATCAGGAGAATATTTATACAAAGGTATTACAAAAAAATGGATATATGGAGATAATAGTAATTTACAAACAAAAAAAGGAAGAAATAATGCATTATCTTTATTAGCAATAAATTACGTATTTTATAATAATTTATCAAATCAATATTTAATAAGTCAAAAATACAATTTATTTAATAAATTATTAAAATCTGAAAATAAAATAAATATAGGTAGATATTTAGAATTATCATCATTATATCCCATGTTTTATCATATTTTCAAAAGATTTACATAGAATAACAATCTATATATCATAAAACTTTTGAAAATATCCATAAATAATATCCTATTATATGAATTTAAATTTTTATTAAATTTCTATTATTAAATAATATTAATTTAATTTCTTCTTTTATTTTATTTAATACCACATTCTTCTCTTTTTTTTCTAGATATCTTTCAAATTTTCTCATTATTATTGGATAATTTATACCATTTTCTATCCAATCTTCTACCTTATCTTGAATTAAACATTCTTTATCATTTATCATATCTTGGATTACTTCATCCCTATTTAACGTATTCCATTTTTCACCATTATATACCATTATATATCCATTTTTTAGATTAGATATATAAACATTATGATTTTCAGGTTTCTTCGGATTCAAATGAATCATTTTTATTAAATGAGGTACACACATATTACTATGATGCATACATTTTATAATATCTTTCTCTCGTAGTATACTTAAATCAGTATCTTTATAAGCTAATAATTTTATATTATTCTGGATATTATTTGTTATATTATTAGTACTATTATTTATTCCTGCTTTTTTGATTAATTCTTCTATTTGTTTATTCTGTTCCTTTATTTGTTTATCTCGTTCTTTTAACTGCTCATTTAATAATTTCACTAACTTATCCATAGAATCTTTTGCTTCTTCTCCCTTTTTCTTTTCTTTACAATTTTTATTTTCATGTCGCCATTTATTTTTATAACTTGCAAATTCTTTTTCACAATATTTACATTTATTATCTGAGGATTTTTGAGGATTATTTGCAGATAATAATGAAGATTTTTGGAGGATTTCTGAGGATTTTTTGGCTGATTTATTATTATTTTTTAATTCTTTATATTTTACCCCTAATAATATTGATTCTTTATATTCATCTAATATTATATTATTTAATTTGGGTTTACACTGTGATTTACGACCAAAATGTATTTTCATTTTGGTTTTATCATTAATGGTGTATCCACAACGGTAACATTGATAATTCATTGTTTATTATAGTAATCTATATATTTTATATATTACTATTTATCACTATTTTTATCACTATTTATCACTATTTTTATATATATAAGACTATTTGTAATAATAATATCTATATATCAACTAATAAAAATACTATTTATCACTATTTTAGACGTTATATAATATATATTTTAATTATTAAAACTAGAAAGAAGGGGGGGGGATTTACAAAAAAACAAAACCATTTTCGTTTTTTAAATAAAAAAAAATAACTCTTTTTAAAATGAAAGTTTTTTTAATATATTTTTTTCTAAAAAAATATATTCATTTATTTTAATTTATCCTAAAAAAATATCTTCTAATTCTAGATCATAATTTTCATAAACTTTATCTAATATTTTTTCTTTACTTTTTAATCTAACTATATCTAACTTTAGTTTATATTTTTTATAATATTATTTATTTTCATTAATTTTTCATAATTATCAATATTTACATTACATGTATGACATTTATAATTAAGTTTAGATATTATCAAATATTCTATATCGTGTGGTAAACAATTAATTAACATATAAAAACCTTACTTTATATAAAAATAATTATATTTTTTTAAATAAAGAAAGTTAAAAAAAATGATTTTTTTTTATATATTAAAGATTTCTTTCCAGTCTAATTCAGGTCTTTGCCATTCTTGTATTTTTTTATTAGAATAATAAAATGTAACATTATTAATTTTTAATTCTCTATAATTAAGATCATTAGTGATAATAATAATTTGATATTTCATATTATTATTAATTTTTTTTAATGCGTCAATAAAACATTTAATTTTATTTATTTTTATTTGACCAAATTCTTCTCTTATAAAAGTAATTTGATTATGTAATCTTAATAATTCGTATAATCTGTTTATTCGTCGTTTATATTTATTAATAAAATCTTGATTATCTATTTTATGACTATTAAATTCATGAAAAAATGTGCAATAATCATTTGAGTAAATATATGATTCCATATTATTATTAACCATAAATTTGTTGCTAATTTTTTTAAATTTAAATTTATCAAAATTTAAAAAATTATCAAAATTATTATTTAATAATTTTGATACATTATTTAAATTATTTATTCTAATCCAATCAAACGGATATGTTGCTTTACGTAAATTATATTTTTTTAAATTATACGCTATAGAACATGTTGTTCCTAATGGAATATAAATCATTTATTTTTAATATTTTGTTAAATTATGACTTTATATTTCAATTTTTATAAAGTCATAATTTTTTATTTGAAAAATTACTTTCATTTAGTATTTTTTCAAATAAAATAATATATAGGTTTTCTAAAATTAAGGCTTGGACTTTTCATGATTTTAAAGCTTTACACCGATGAAGATTTAAAACGGAACAAAAAGTTCCAAAAAAAATCTTCAAAGTTTATCCTTTTCTGGATTATGTAAATTGTGGTTGTGCGGTTTCTCTTTCTTTACCAGAAAAAGAATGACATTGTAATTTGCCTACCGAAGTAGCACCGCTGACAACTTTTGAACGACTTAAATAAGTGGGTCGTTCGTTTTGATGAATAGCATTGTATGCTATTTTGTAGATATTCCTTGATGAATTCTCATCTCTGTTCCACAACGCCGAACATGTCTTACACATGAGGACACCATGAGAGAGTATTGAATTATTTTTCATTGGTTTAGGATTTCTACATTTTCTAAATTTAGAACATTCACCGCCTTCGCAATTGGAGCATTTACAACTGGTTCTAAACTCATCAACTAAATATACTTTATAACCATTTCTACGAAAAAGAGTTCTAAAATCTTTTCCCTTAATTGGTTCTTTGAATTTTCTATGTTTTCTCTGCTCAAAATCACCTATACAAATAATAGCATCTGTTGGTTTTCCAAATATTTTAGAAAATGTATTCATCATTCTTTGTTCGCTTCGTAATCTATTCCAATAACCATTTAGTTTTAATTTTCTAAATAGTTGTTTTTCATAAAACTGAAATAATTTAGAATTTACCTCGTTTTTCGTTTTGAGATATTTTTTGTATTCTTCAATATTAAGTGTTTTTCTGTTATAAAAGGAAGTTTCTGTTTCTAATTCTATAATAGTTTTTCCATCTATTGTTTCTTCCTTGTATTCTAAAATGATATTTTGATATTTTTTTTGCTTTGTTTCTTTTCGTCTTTGATTTTGAGTATAACGGAAATGATTTCGTTCTCGTGTATCACCGTTGTGTATGTTACAAAAATACTATAACAATTATAACAAATTCTATGTAATATTTACTAAAATTTTAATTTTAGTAAAATTAATCTTTCCAACTTTAGTTGGGAAAGATCGAGAAATAAAAAACTTGATTTTTAATTTATTAATTACCATATTGTGGTATATCCATTGAATGGACCTCCTTGCTCCGCTTTGAAATATTCAGATGGTGCAAAAACATCAGAGCTACGCTCGACTCGCTGAACTTTGTTTAGTTTGTAATATTATTAATTTATAAATTTATACCATATTGTGATATATCCATTATATGGAAAATGGTATAAGGTATATTCATGCTCTGGAAATTAAAGTATCAAAGGCTACGCCTGGATTCGCACATACCAGAGCAAAGCTCGGCCCACTGAACTCTGTTTAGTTTGCGTGCTTGTGATATTTAGAATTAGATTTAGAATTAGATTTAGAATTAGATTTAGAATTAGATTTAGAATTAGAATTAGATTTAGAATTAGATTTAGAATTAGATTTAGAATTAGATTTAGAATTAGATTTAGAATTAGATTTAGAATTAGATTTAGAATTAGATTTAGAATTAGATTTAGAATTAGATTTAGAATTAGATTTAGAAT